GCAAATCCTAATGCTCTTACAATTGGAACGGGATTGTCAGGAACTTCTTATACAGGTTCAGGAGCAGTTACAATTGCTATAGATTCAACAGTAGCTACACTAACTGGAGTTCAGACTCTTACAAATAAAACATTATCTTCAGCAGTTGCAACAGGTGGAATTACACATAATGGTTCTACATCTGGAACAATTGTTCTTCAGGCATCCGCAGTTGCTGGTTCAAATACATTAACACTTCCAGCAGCAACAGATACTCTTGTTGGTAAGGCTACAACAGATACCCTTACAAATAAAACATTAGATACTGCAGGAACTGGTAACGTTCTTAAAATTAATGGTACTCAGGTATCAGGAATTACAGGTACTGGTTCATCAGTAGTACTTTCAGCATCACCAACCTTGACTGGTACATTATCTGCAGCAGCAATATCAACTACTGGTGATGTAACAGTTGGCGGTAATTTGACGGTTAATGGTACAACTACCACAATTAACTCAACTACTCTTAATACAACAGAACAGGTTCTTGTAATATCTAATGCAGCCTCTCCAACAGATGTAACTGCAAATGGTGCGGGAATTACAATTAAGGGTACTACAGATAAGACAATTAAATGGTACTCATCAACAGGTGCTGTAACATTCTCTGAAAACATTGATCTTGCTTCAGGTAAGACATATAAGATTAATGGAACTACTGTCCTTTCCGCTACAGCGGTTGGTGGACAAACAATTCCAGCATCAGCAATTGTTGGTTTGACCGATACACAGACTTTGACTAATAAGACAATATCTGGTTCATCAAATACATTGTCAAATATTGCTAACTCAAGCTTAACAAACTCAACAATATCTGGTGTAGCACTTGGATCAAATCTAAATACCTTAACATTAGGTTCAGGATTAACTGGAACATCTTATAATGGTTCTGCTGGAGTAACGGCAGCTATTGATACAACAGTAGTTGCTACTTTGACTGGAAGCCAAACTCTTACAAATAAGACTTTGACATCTCCATCACTTGGAACTCCTACTGTAACTGGAACAATTACTTTATCTTCATCTGGAGCTACATTCTCAGATTCTACAGTTCAAACAACTGCTGGTGTCCCATCAGTTACACCAGTAGACAATCTTGTTTTTGCTACTGGAACTGTAAATCTAGCATCTGGTTATAAAGATTATATGTTTAAGGTTGGAGCAAGCGTTACTGTAACCTTACAGCAAGATTCTGCAGCTACTTATCCAGTTGGAACTTCAATTGATTTTTATGCAAATGGAACTGGAGCAGCATTTGCTGCTGGAACTGGTGTAACAATTATAAATACTCCAGGACTTAAGTTTAGAGCAGTTGGATCAGTTGCAACAGCAATGAAAGTAGCAGCAAATACATGGTTAGTCTTTGGAGACTTGTCAGCATAAAGAATAGGAGACTGAAAAATGTCAAAACAAGCAGGTAGATTCTCGGAATCAGCAAATGATTTCTTAAACCCACAAGCGGTTACTGGTTTAACCGCCACAGATGTAGGAACAGATAGACCATATTTAGCGACATCTAACACTACATCGGCTGCTTCTGCAGCGGGAACTGGAGGAGCAGTAAACCTTTCTTGGACATTACCAGGCACTTCTTCAGCTGCAACATCTTATACAATTACTACTACTCCAGCGACATATACTGTAACAACAGGAACAGCAACTACATCTTATACATTTGAAGGATTAGCTCCTGGTTCTTATACATTTACAGTAATTGCTACAAATGCTGCAGGCCCATCAAATCCTACAACATCCACTTCAACACCTGTAACAACAAACCCCTCCGCCCCAACTTCAGTTGGAGGTACATCTCCTTCAGCACTTTCTGATACGGTAACTTGGTCTGCCCCTGCAAATAATGGAGGCAAATCAATAACTTCTTATACAATAGTTGCTTCTGCCCCAGATGGAACTACATACCCAAATGTTACTTCTCCTTGGTCTCATTCAGAACCAGATGGAAGTACCATAACATTTTCAGTTTATGCATTAAATGCAAATTCAGTAACTACTAAATCTCCAGCAGGAACGGTTTCTGTTGTTGTTACTCCGCCATTCTTCCCGCCATTCTTCCCACCGTTCTTCCCGCCGTTCTTCCCACCATACTTCCCATTCTTCCCACCATTCTTCCCACCATTCTTCCCATACTTCCCGTTCTTCCCACCATTCTTCCCGCCGTTCTTCCCACCATTCTTCCCGCCATATTTCCCATTCTTCCCGCCGTTCTTCCCACCATATTTCCCGTACTTCCCGTTTTTCCCACCATATTTCCCACCACCATTCTTCCCACCATACTTTGCTGCACCATTCTTCCCACCGTTTTTCCCGCCATCCTTCCCACCATCTTTCTGCGCTTCATGCAGTGGAGTTAGATGCCTAAGACCAGCTTATTGCAGTTGTGGAGGATGTGTTGTTTGATGTTAATAATGGTAGAGGGTATAATCTATATATGCCCTCTATCATAGTTATAAAAATAATTAATAAAAGGATAAAAAATGAAATTTGATAAATATGCACTTGCTACTGAAATAGAAGAAAATTCTAATTTATTTGAAGTTTTTGAAATTATAATATTTGAATCTGATTCAGAAATTTCAAAAAGATGGAAATCTGGTACATCTAATCAAAATGCAATTGCAATGAATGTAACTGGTTTAGATAATCTTACATTTGATTCTTTTTGGGACGGACAAAAATTTAATCTTCCAGACAATAAAGAAAGAGTTGTCGGTCACGATGTATTTGATATATGGGGTCATGAAGAAAATTCATTAAGTCTTGCATTTTTATCAAAAAATAAAATTTTTGGTAGAGTAACAAAACATAATGATATTGAAAAATTTGAAGCTGCTTTTTCAAATAAAGTTTTAGTTATAGATGCATCTGATGTAAAATTATTTGGTTTAGGTTATATTTGGGATGGATCAAGTTTTAGTTTGCCAAAAGATTAAAAAAAGGTTAATATGTCAAAGTGGAATGATTGGAAAAAAAATGTTGGAGATTCACGTCCTTGGCATCTTTTAGATCCAAACAAAATAGTAAAAGATTCAGAAATTGCAAAAAATAGATTAGAAATATGCATTTCATGTCCAAGATTAGTTTCAATAACAAAACAATGTTTAGAATGCGGATGTTTCATGTCTGCTAAAGTTCATCTTTCAAATGCAGAATGCCCATTAAATAAATGGGGAAAGTCCGAGTAAGTTTTAATAGATAAAGGATTTAAAATGAATGTTTATGATGAAAATGAAAACCCTTGGTTTACTAAAGATAGATCAGAAACAGCCTCAAACAGAGTGTCACGATTAATTAATAATGATATTTTAATTAGTAATCCTGGTTTAGGTTTAAATATTTATCATAATGTTTTTTCTTTAGAAGACTCAAAAAGATATATTGATACTCTTGAATTAAATTTATCAAGTAATAAAAAATATACATGGTCCGAAGCGCAAGTTACAAATTCAACTTCCCCAATTAAAAAAGCAAGAGATTGTGTAGATTTTAAATATAAACAAGAAAATCTTGGTCCGAGAGATGAATTTAATTCTGATTTAATTGATTTGCATGAAGAAATATATCAAAAATTAAAAACTTGTATAGATGATTATGCTCATTATTGGGGCATTAATGTTGTATATTATGAAGCTTTTAATTTTGTAAAATATGAAGGTGAAGGTACTCATTTTAATATTCATGCTGATCATGGCCCAGCTTATAATTGTACTGTTTCTGCAGTTATTTATATTAATGATGATTATGAAGGCGGGGAAATTAAGTTTCCAAGATTAGATAATTTTGTACATACTCCAAAAGTAGGGGATATTGCTATTTTCCCATCAAATTATATTTATGAACATGCTTCTTTGCCTATAAAATCTGGCACAAAGTATTGTGTTGTTGTTATGACCGATATAAATACATTAAGTCATTAATCTATGAAATTAACAAATAACATTATTAAATTTAAATCTTTTAGGCCATGGCTTAATAAAGATAGCATTTCAGCCCCCAGCCCAACACAAAGTTTAATACCAGATTGGTATAAAGAGGCAGATAGGTTTGCAAAAAATCCTTATAATGGAGAATATTATAAAGCTCCAAAAACAGTTTGCCCTTTTCCCAAAGAAGGAACTACAGATGATTATGGGATGATACCAACGTGGAAAGCTTGTCCAGCTATTTTAGATGCTTTTACAACTGGATATGTTTTAAAAACTCCTTGCGATATAACATTTTTTAAAAACAGTCAAAATAAAATTGATGTAAAGATAGAAGATAATCAGTATAAAGATTTTTGTACAGCAAGGCCACCAATGCCACAATTTGAACACCCCAAGGGTTATTATAAAGATCATTTTGCTTGGCAACCAGATTGGGGATTGGAAGTTCCAGAAGGTTATAGTTGTTTATACATGACACCGATGAACAGATTTGATTTACCATTTTTAAATACAACTGGTATTGTAGATAATGATAAAGTTCATTTATCTGGAACCTTTCCATTTTTTATAATAGATGACTGGGAAGGCACTATTCCAGCGGGAACTCCTTATATGCAAATTCTTCCATTTAAGAGAGAAAATTGGCAAAGTGAAATAGAAATACTGTCAACAAATACTATTTATGATAAAATGATGGATAATATGAAAATGTACCGCAAACCAGATGGCGGGATTTACAGAAAAAAAGTCTGGACTAAAAGAGAGTATAGTTAGGAATAAAATGCAAACTTGGACTGAAAAAGAAATGCTAGGCAATGGTATTGTTTGTTATAGAAACGTTATTAAGCCAGAATTTGATGTTATTAATAAATTAGAAAATATATTGGGCAAAGCAGCACCTTATGGTCAGATATCTGATGATGGTAAAAGATATCATTGGTACCCAGCATATGTAGGATATCAGCAGCTAATGCCAGAATATCGTGATTGCTATGATTTTAAATTTAAAAAAACAGACATTCAGGCAGACTCAACAGAAGATTCATTACGCTTACAAGATATATGGCAAGATGTTTATGATGCTCAATTTGCAGCGGTTGAAGATTATCGAAGCATGTTTAACATTATGGAATTAAAATATTGGGAAGCTTTTAACTTTATTAAGTATGGTCCAGGACAGCATTTCCAAGAACACCATGATCATGGTTTTTCTTATAATTGCACAGTATCGCTTGTTGCATATATTAATGATGACTATGAAGGCGGGGAGCTTTATTTTAGACTACAAGAACTAAATATTAAACCTAAAGCTGGAGATCTATATATATTCCCTTCAAACTATATGTATCCACATAGAGCTATGCCAGTAACATCTGGAACAAAATATTCAATTGTTACCATGCTAGACTATAATAAAAAATTCCATACGCCAGAAATGTATATGCCAGATAATGACTAAAGTTTTAGCATATAAGATTCCAGGTCATCCAGTTAAAATAGAACAGTCAAGAGTTCAAAGAGACTGGATGGATGAAACTGCGGGCAAACATGTTTATAAATGTTTTCCATTAAGTTTAGCAAATCAAATAGGCTGGACAATTTCATTTACTGAAGATATTAAATTTATTTGGGACGGAGTAGTAGATACAACCTCAGACCATGTAAATATACTTCAAGGAGAAAGATTAACAGATACAAATAGAGCCAATGCAACTATAAGTTTTCACAGCGGAATTCAATTTAAAACAGATGAAAATATGTCTATACTTTGCATACCTCCAGCAAATCTTTTTATTGATGGTTTGATCCCATACACCTCTGTAATATCAACTTCTTTTTTGGACGAACCTTATCCAATAGCATGGAGAATTACAAAACCAAATTTTGAATTTACTTTAAAAGCAGGAACACCGATTGCTACTTTTATTCCATTATCTTTAACTAATTTATCTGAAATTGAATTAGATGTTTATGATAAAATTTTTGCAGAAGATCATTACGAATTTAGAGAAGAAAGAGGAAAAGCTTGGGCAGAAATTACTGCTAAAGGAGAATTTACTAATTTTTATAGAAATGCCGTTGATCACAGAGGCAATTCAATAGGAAAACACGAAGTAAAGTCTTTAACTATGAAAGTTAATGATTTTACTTCATCTAGTTAGGTGGTATAATAATAATATGGAAATAACAAATAAAGACATTCATAACCATGCTCCAAAATCAATAACTCCTTCTGGATTTTTTGGAAATGATAAATCTATGATTGTTGAATTAGAAAATTTTATGACTGAAGAAGAAATTAATTTTTTAGATAATGCAGCAAGAAATATAAATATTTGGGATATTACAGAAGATCATGTAAATGAAAATGGAACTGTAATTTATGATTCTAGCTATTGGAAAGACCGTGTAGCCAGTTCTCCATCTTTAAATAAAAATGATCCAAGAATTGTACCAGTAATAGTTGGTTTATTTGAAAGACTACAGCCAGTCATAGAAAATTTTTATAATGTAAAAGCCACCCCAACTGGACAAACTATAGTTAGATGGCTCCCAGGACAATTTCAAAATCCTCATGCAGATAAAGAATTGTGGGATGGTCCAGATGCTGGAAAACCAAATGATTTTCCTTGGTACGATCTTTCAAGTTTGTTTTATTTAAACGATGACTATGAAGGCGGAGAATTGTATTTTCCTAATCAAGAAATTAAATTTAAACCAAAAAAAGGTGCAGCTTATTTTTTCCCAGGAGATAAAAATTTTATACACGGAGTTACAGAAGTAAAAAGCGGAATTAGATATACCTGTCCATTTTTTTGGAATATAACAGAGCATACAGGAGATAAAAAGCCATAATGCTAAGCGTGTTAAAAGAAAAATTATTAAAAAACAATTTTATAGTAGAAGAGCCAATAGACAACGTGCTTGTTGTAAAAAACTATTTGCTTGATTCTGAAATTAAATATTTTAATGATTTTATTAATAACACGTCTGAAGATGAATGGTTGATAGAGTATATGTCAAATTTAAAACCTTTCTGTCTAGAAAAGTTTGGAAGAGATGATGTAGAAAATTTAGTTGCAGAAGGTTTATTTGAAATAACTCAAAATTGGGAAGATAAAAATTTAAATATTTCTAAGCAATCAATATCTGCTACCATAACAGAAAGAATAAATAATTTTATATATCAAATTGAACCAGATATTGCCTGCAATGGATTTGGTAGCATTCAAAGGATGCAAGAAGGCGTAGAGCTAAAATGTCATACGGATCAAGATACAGATCCCTCTATAAGATATGCTGCAATTATTTATTTAAATAATAATTACAATGATGGTCAATTATTTTTTAAAAATAAAAATTTAGAATTAAAACCAGAACCTGGTTCTTTATTATTATTTCCAGGCAATGAAGATTATCATCATGGAGTCAGAAAAGTTAGTTCTGGTCCAATTAGATATGTAATTGTTGGATTTATTAAAAAAATAAATTATTATGATTATGACAGGAAAGGCAATAAAATAAATGAAAAATAATTTTGATGTAGAAGAAATATACCCAAATATTCTTGTTTATAGCAATGTTTTTGAAGATAATGATAAGATGTATGAAATTGTTAAAAGCATAGGAAAAAGCGAAGAAGAAATTTTTGAGCCATGGAAAGATTGGTATACTTTTGGTGAAAAAATAGAAGAGTTTGGAATTTATTTTAATAAAACAAAAAATGAAATGGAAATATCTAAAGATATTAATCCAATAAATAAAACTCAAGAAGATCAAAAATATTTTATTACAGAATTAGTAAAAGCTTTTCATTTAGTAAATAATGATTATATTAAAAGGTTTGATATAGATTTTGATCTAACATCTGTATCAAAAACAAAAAACCCAGTTGATCAAAATGAAGCAGATAATTTTAAAACTTTTCCAGAAGAAGTTCCAACATGGAGATGGACAGGCCCAAGCTTATGTAAATATTTTGATAATGCTGGAAATGGTTCAGATCTTTCTATGAGTTATCATTCTGATTACATAAGAGAGCCAATAATAACTCCTGGATATAAATTTGCTATAACTACAACTTCTTATATAAATGATGATTACGACGGCGGTGGATTGGATTTTGTTATTGATAGTAAGCTTATTGGGTATAAACCTAAAAAAGGTGATTTTGTTGTTTTCCCATCAGGCCATCCAGATATTTTAACTGAAAACGGTAAAGTTTATTTACATGGAGTAAAAAATCTTTATAATGGAGAAAAATTTTTTACAAGAATGTATTGGCAAAAATTTCATTTGGGTCAAGATGAGTGGTTTGAAAATGAAGAAAAATATGGGAAGGCAGAGTGGGAAAGAATGCAAGAAAGTATAATGCAAGATTATAGAGAATCTGTGCAAATGAAAGATATTAGTAAGTGTGTGAGGATAAGATGATCTTAAATAAAAAAAATAGATTAACAAAAGATATACTTGTTTATGAAGATTTTTTAACAAAAGAAGAATGTGATTCTTTAATACAAGTTTTAGAAAAACAAGCAAGCAATGAAAAATTATCTTGGACTCCTATATCTTTTTATGAATCTTATTCTTCAGTTCTACCGCAAGATGGTGATCCAGAGCTAGCAGAATTTAATTTAAAACCAACTGTTTTTTCTGATATTAAAAAAGGTATCATTGAAGCAATTGCAGCAGTTCATGACATTGAACCAAATAAAGTAGTTCAAATTGGATACCATACTCAAAAATGGGAACCAGGAGCATATGCCAGGCTTCATTCTGATAATACAGATGAACATGGCAATACTGGGCCTTTTGAAAGAAGTAGATACGCTGGATTTTTATACTTAAATGATAATTTTGAGGGTGGTCTGCTTCAGTTCCCTTCTCATGATATTAGTTTAAAGCCAAAAGTAGGAATGCTTGCTGTATTTGCAGGCGGGTTTGAAAATATGCATGAGGTAACTTTAATAGAATCAGGAACAAGATACACACTTGGTTCTTTCTGGGATGATAGAGAAGAAGATGCTTACCCACAAGAAACTAGAGATGCTTGGGCAGAAGAAATGAAAAAGATCAGAGAAGCTCAAGCTGAAGAAAAAAAAGAATGGCAAGAACTTCTTAAAGAAGGTTTTAAGTTAGATAAAGATGGAAACAAATATAAAATAGAGGATATATTAAATGGATAAAAAAGTATTGGATGAAAAGATTTATTATTATGAAAATGTAATGCCAAATTTTGATAATTTTATTAATACATTGAAAGAGTTAGATGACATTTCTTCTTCAAATGAAGATAATTTATGGTACCCATGGACATCTTCAAATGACAAAGATTTTATTTATGGAGAAACAAAATCATTTGATTTAAATAGAATTAATCAATTGCAAGATCCTTTAAAAGAAAAAATGTCATATGTATATAATTCTGTAATAGATGCACTTTATAATGTATCTAAAGATTATGCTGAATCTTTAGGTGATTATGATGAACCACGCCTATTCCCTACTTTTAATATAAAAAAATATTATTCAGGAACTTCAATGGGATCGCATTTTGATCAATTAGATGGAGATCAAACATTAAGGTATTCTTTAGTTATGTATCTAAATGATGATTGCGAAGGCGGGGAAATTTCTTTCAGTATTGTAGATTATGATGGAGTTAATCAAAAACCTTCTACACCAATGGATTTTGAAGAAGCAAAGGATAAGAATGCTTTTGATGTAGGAATTAAACCAAAAGCAAATAGTATTATTATTTTTCCAGCTTCTGCTCCATATTTTCACACTGCTCATACTGTTAAATTTGGTTTTAAATATATGGTTCCAGGACATTGGATACATAATGATATGGAGTTTAATAAAGCACCTCAGAGCTCAATGCTGTCGGAATAGTATATGATAATTAATAAAATATATGATAATATATATGAAATAGAAAATTTCATAACAGATGAAGAATGTCAAGAAATATTAGAAATAGCTTATTTATCAAAAGAAGAAGATTGGCACGTTGATAAAGATGAGTACAACACTTCTGAATTCTGGAGCGATAAGTCTTTATATTTATATACAAATCCTCCAGAAGTAATTAATAATATTAATGATAGGGTCAGCACCTTTTTTAAATCATTTGATCATATAACAAAAATAAATGCAATTCATAGATTTTCTAAAGATGTTGCCATGGGTAGACATAAAGATAATTATACAAAAATGGGAAATATATCTTCTGCATACGGAGTTGTTCTTTATTATAATGATAATTATCTTGGGGGAGAAATTGAATATCCAGATTTAAATATAAAGTTAAAGCCCAAAGCAAAATCTTTAATAATTCATGCTGGGGACATATTACACGGAACAACACCAGTACAAAGTGATAGCATAAGATACTTTTCAACTTCTTTTATAAGAGAAAAAGATGGTACAAAAGTAAAATTAAACCCTGAGATATTTGGAGGATAGAATGGTTAGTGGGTATCAGCCAACAAGCAGTCAAGAAGAATTTGTATTAAATATATTAAATAATAAAAAAGAAGGTTATTTTGTTGAATTGGGTGCTGCGCATTCAAAAAATGGAAGTAATACTTATAGGCTTGAAAATGAATTTGACTGGAAAGGCGTATCTTTTGAGATAGTACCAGAACTTCATAAAGAAGTTTCTGAAAATAGAAAAAACCCTTGCATACTAGGCGATGCAACAAAATTTGATTATATTAAATATTTTGAAGAAAATAATTTTCCTAATCAGATAGATTACCTTCAATTAGATATTGATGCTGGCTATGATCAAAACGGTAGGCCAGTAGGAAGTGCGTATACTACATTGCATGGATTGATTGCTGTGCCTTTAAATAAGTATAGATTTTCTATTATAACATTTGAGCATGATGCTAATATGTATTGGAAAAATACGTCAATTCGAGATATGCAGAGAGAAATATTAGATTCTCTTGGATACTCTTTAGTTGTTAGAGAAATTCATGAAGACTGGTGGGTTGATCCAAATGTTATTCCTCTTGAAAAATATCGTGAGTATTTTAAGTGGAATACACTTTGATTCAAAAAACAGCCATAGTAACTGGAGCAAGTAGAGGAGTAGGAAAAGCTACTGTCAAATTGCTAGAGCAAAATAACTATAAGGTTATTGCATTATCTAGAAATTTAGAAGCAATGAAAGAGTTGGAATCTGACAATGTTGAAATTAATCAAGTAGATATAACAGATTCTAATCAAATAAAAGAATTTTTTACTAAATATAAAAATATTTCTTTAGATCTTTTAGTTAATAATGCTGGGGGTGGGGCTAGTCCTACTTTTATTATTAATGAAACTATGGAAAATTTTAGAATGGCTTATGATATAAATGTATCAGGCCCCATGTACCTGTCTCAACTATTTGTTCCGTGCATGAAAAAATCTGATTCACCAACAATTATTTTTGTTACATCTTTATGTGGAAAAATACCTTTTAGGGGCGGCGGGAACTATTCAAATGCAAAGCGTGGTCAGATGGCACTAATAGATACAATGCGTATGGAATTTCCAGAATATGGAATTAAGATAAGTGAGATATGTCCTGGTTCTATAGATACAGATGTAATAAAAAAAGATAATGCGATATCTGCCGAAGATATGGCGGAGGCAATAAGATGGGTGGCATCTATGCCAAAAACTGTTAATATTAATCATATTGAAATAAGTCATATATATAACGGAAAGTTTATTTAATAAATGGTTAGAAAACTAATAACTGGAATTGAAGTCCAGGAATTTGATGAGGCTATTGATTTAACTATACATACAAAATGTCCAGAAAAATGGCTTTTGATTGATCTTGAGACGGGTCAAGAATATATGGGTTCAGCCAAACCCAACTTATATGGAAAATGGAAGAGAATAAAAGATGCTGTTAATACTAAAAAAAATGATGTGTGGGATTAAAGGTCATACCTTAAAAATGGCTGGCTCATGTCCATTTACTGGTAAAACTTATAATTACTGTGACCGATGTACTCAGATGTTTCCCGTTATTGGTTAATTTCAGTACACAATATTCGCTACAGATAAAGAAAGTGGTAAAATAGACTCATATGAAAATTACACCTGTTGAAGAAGTTAATTATGGAACCTACCTCTGGCAGATGCCAGACGGCAAATTAGTATCTGATGAAGATGGTAATTTTATGTGTATTTATGCAATTAAAGGTGATGTAAAAAAGATTACAGAACTTAGAAATTTTGCCAAGTCTTATGGCGTTGAAGATGGAGAGCCAGTATGGTTTTCTGGACACCGCCCAGTTTCTGCCGAAGAGTATGATAATCAAAAGCAAAGAATGGACTGGGGATTAGTTGCAGACGAATGGGACATCCCAGCTCTAAAAGAAGATTTAGAGCAAAAGAAAAAAATGGGGATTATTTAAATGGAACACAGAGCTACAGTAGTAGATGATAACGATGATTTTGCTAAAGGTTATTCTCTTGAAATTGAAGGAGCAGCTTTAGGCACTTCTCCACGTGAATTGCAGGAGACAGATTTTGATGACCCATTTTTGGCAAAGGCTGAAGACCTTTTAAAAATTGAAAACCTTAACCCAAACTTTAGACGAAATGCTTCTCGTAAATTAAATAAAGCTTATACTGGTTTAGATGATGCTAAATCAAAAAAGCTTGATCCACTAGATTTAACTGGATATTCATTATTCCAGATTGTACAACCACCTTATAATGTTATGTACCTTGCTCAGCTTTATGATGTTTCCCCTTATCACCACGCAGCAATTGATGCTAAGGTTGCAAATACAGTTGGCCTTGGATATAAATTTGTAGAAACTCAAAAAGTTTTAGACAAGCTAGAAGATGCTTCAGAAAATGAACCAGTTTTAGAAAAAGTTAGAAGAAAAATTTCTCGTGCTAGAGTAATGATGAGAGAAAAAGTTGAAAGCTTAAACTCAGATGATTCATTTGAAGAGGTCTTGCGTAAGGTTTACAAAGACCTAGAAACAACTGGAAATGGCTATCTTGAAGTAGGTAGAACATCTGCTGGAGAGATTGGTTACATAGGCCATATCCCTGCCATTACAATGCGTATAAGACGGCATAGAGACGGTTTTGTGCAGGTAGTATACAACCGCTATACCTATTTCAGAAACTTTGGCGACACGACCACACAGGACCAAATAGGCACAGATCCACGTCCTAACGAAGTTATTCATTTTAAGAAATACACACCAACAAATACCTATTATGGCGTTCCAGATATTTTGTCTGCTAAGAATGCAGTTGCTGGTGATGAGTTTGCTTCCCGTTATAATTTAGATTATTTTGAGAATAAAGCTGTGCCCCGTTATATTATTACAACCAAGGGTGCTCGTTTAAATGCTGATTCTGAAAGAAAGCTTTTAGAATTTTTCCAAATAGGTCTTAAAGGCAGAAATCACAGAACTCTTTATATTCCTCTTCCAGCAGATAATGACTCGGCCCGTGTAGAGTTTAATATGGAGCCAATTGAGGCGGGGATACAAGATTCATCCTTTAGCAACTATGCTATAGAAAATAGAGATCGTATTCTTATTGCTCATAGAACCCCATTATCTAAAATCGGTAACGGGACACCAAGCCCATTAGATGATAAGATATTTAAAGAGCAGGTCACAAGACCAGCACAGGATGCATTAGAAATTCAAATTAATAAAATTATTAAAGAATTTACTGATATGTTTAAATTTAAGTTTGAAGAACTTACTCTTACTGATGAATTGGCACAAGCTCAAATTGATCAAATCTACCTTACAACTCAGGTATTAAAGCCAAATGAAGTTAGAATGAGATTGGGTATGAATCCAATTGATTCTGGCGATGAAGTATTTGATCCAGCAGCCAAAGCTGCAGAAATCCAAGCTCAAACTATGGATTCAAGAGCAAGAGATAAAACCAGAAATGCAGCCCCAGAAGAGGCGGTCAGCGGTAGAGCCAGAAAAGGCGAAGGCAGAAAAGTAAAATAATACACTAGAATTATTTTGCCTTTATACTACACACTGATATTATTTAACTTAGAATGAACATTCAAAAAGTACAATGGAATAATAGCCAATCTACAGTCAATATGTCCTTCCCTATCACCAAGGTAGATAAGGAAAAAAGGACTGTCTCTGGGTTTGCAACATTAGATAATATTGACCGTCATGGCGACATTGTAACAGCAGAAGCATCAGAAAAAGCATTTGCACGTTTTAGAGGAAACCTCCGTGAAATGCATGCCCCAATTGCTGTAGGTAAAGTTTTATCATTTCATCCAGAAGATTATCTTGATAAAGAATCTGGAAAAACTTATAAAGGTATTTATGTGCAGGCTTATGTTTCTAAGGGAGCACAGGACACTTGGGAAAAAGTTCTTGATGGAACTATGACTGGTTTTTCAATTGGCGGGAATATTGTAGATGCTGGAGTAATGCCAGGAGATAAAAATGATCATCGTGTTATTAAAGAATATGATCTTATGGAACTTTCATTAGTTGACTCACCAGCAAATCCACTTGCAAGCATTTTTTCTATTCAAAAAAATGTTGATGGTTCTTCATTTATGAAAGGTATGGCAGCAGATACTAAAATTGAAAATGTTTATTGGTGCAAAAAAGATCAGATTGCATCCTCAACAATTGCATCTTCAAAAGATTGCGTTATCTGCGGTACAGGAATGGATAATGTTGGTTGGATAGAATCTTCAGAAACTGAAAAGGGATTAGCAATTAGCAAAGTTGTTGATTCTTATTTTAAGAAAGATGATGCTCCAGGTCCAGATCATTCAGCTACCACTCAAGATGGAGATGCTGGAACAGTTAACTCAAAAGAAACAATTAATCTTTATCCAGATCAAAATAAAGCAAAGCAAAGACTGAGAAGAAAACTCAAGAAAAAAACAACACTAAAGAAGTCTGATTCAGTAAATGATTCAGAGTATGCTAATGAAGGAGGTAATAAAATGGCAGACGAAACAAATAATGACGCAGTAGCGGATGCAATCGAACAGATTGTAGAAGCAGCAGAATCAGCAATTGATGCAATTGTAAATTCAGCAGCTGATGTCGAAACTCCAGCAGATGCTCCAGCAGCAGATGCACCAGCAGATGCACCAGCTACAGATGAAACTCCAGTAGCAGCAGATGCACCAGCAGAAGCTCCAGCAGAAGAAGCCGTAGAGAAGTCGGTCACAAGCGCAGAGGCAACAGAGCCTTTTGCAAAGATGTTGACAGAAATGCGCAACCTCTTCAGCGAAGCAGTAGAACAGAATTCTGCAGACACAGAAGCAAAAATCCAAAAGTCAGTAGATACAGTAGAGGCAGCACGTGCCGAATACATGAGTGCCGTAGAAGGCATGAAAAAAGATCTTACAGATCTAACTAACAATATCTCTGATTTCTTCAAAAGATTTGAAGAGCTAGAAAAGCGTTTTGGTGCTTACGAGAGTGATACTGCAGTACAAAAGTCCATTGGTGAAGTAGAAAACTCGCCAAGGGGTACTAGACTCCAGAAAAATATGGAGTTCGATTGGCAAGGATCCTTCCTCGGTTCCGCAAATCTATAAAAATCAACAAATACAAAGGTGGTGAAATAAAAAATGAGCAATGAACTTTTACAAAAAGTAATTGACACAACAAACCTTGGAACTTCAGGTTCTGATCTATCAGGTGACGGACGTACCCATTCAGGTACAGGTCTTCTATACCCAGATCAGGCTAACAGATTCCTAGATTACATGTGGGATGCTACGATTCTCGCTAAGGCGGCCCGTACAATTCGCATGCGTTCAAACACAACTGAGATTGATCGTGTTTCTGTAGGACAGAGACTGATGACAGTTGCAGCAGAAGAGAACCCTCGTGACTACGTTAACGCAGCAGGAGATCAGTTCACTACAGCAGGTGCAACATTTTCTAAGATTTCTCTAACAACTCGCAAGCTTCGTCTTGATTGGGAGCTCTCAGCAGAGGCTCTTGAAGACAATCTTGAGGGACCAGATCTCGAAGATCATATCGCCCGCTTGATGGCAACACAGGCAGGTAACGACATCGAAGATACTCTTATCAACGGTACTGGATCAGGCAGCGGACTTATGTCAGCATTTGTCGGATTCAGAGCTAACGCTCTAGCAAACGCACACGTTGTTGATGGTAACGCACAGGGACTTGACAAAGCTGTTTTTAATACAGCAATTAAGACCTTGCCACGTAAGTACAAGCAGCGTCGCAATCAGCTTCGTTTCTTCGTAGGATCAAACTTAGTTCAGGATTATCTATATAATCTTACAGCTAACGCTGGTTCTGTGAATCCATGGGATATCGCTTCTGGCGTAATCCGTGGTGACGTAGTTGCTAACGATGGTGGTCCTGGTACCACTACACCGTTTGCTTTCGGTATCCCAGTAATCAACGTTCCTCTTATGGATGAAACTCGTGATTCAACTGGTAAGGCATATGGCGACTCAGGCTACGATGCAACTTCAGGTCTCTTTGGTGATGTCCACTTGACATTCCCACAGAACTTTATCGTTGGTATCAAGCGTGACGTTGTTGTTTACCGTCTCTTCCAGCCAAAGAAAGACACAATTGAATATACACTATTCATTCGTGTTGGCTGCGCTTTCGAGAACTACGATGCACATGTTATCGTCAAGAATGTTAAGGTCTCAGGAACCCAGTTCGGTTCACTTGGATCAGTAACACACGGTTCACTAGTATCTAATGCAGATACACATACACGTGGTACATTCTAATCTAACCTATTAAAGGTGCAAATAAGCGGGGAGGACTTAAAATCCTCCCCCTTATACTTTATATAATAGATGGTATAATAGATACGACATGAGAGGAAAAGATATGTCATTTGATACATTAAAAATTACAGAATTAAAAAAGGTAGCAGAAACCTTTGGCGTAGAATTGCCAGAAAAAGCTACAAAGCAATCAATTCTTTTAGAACTTGAAGATAATGGAATTTCATACGATATGTATGCAAAGTTTAATGGTACAGAAAAAGTAGAAATTGAACAACCAGTAAAAGAAAAGAAAGTTAAGCTTGATAAAGCTAAGACTATTTTAGTAAGAATGGATAAGGCTAATCCATCTTATACTGTTTACGGATATACCTTTACTCAGGAACATCCATTTGTAGCCATGACAGAAGACGACGCTACAAAGATTTTTGACCATGAGCCAGGCTTTAGACCAGCAACTCCTAGAGAAGCTCAGGAGTTTTATAATTAAATAGGGGGCTTAAATGCATCAGATAATACGTGGTACCACAGCAACAGCAGAACTTGAGATATACTACAAAAAAGAGCTATGTAATGCAGATGGCGATGTCCATGTTGTTATAGTTGATGCAGACTACCCAGATAGAGTACTATTGCCATCTACGTTGGCATATAACGATCCAGAAATAGGGAAGTATACAATAGACCTTAACGGTATTGTAACTTCCCTAAATCGTGTTATAAAGGTTACATGGAGCTATACAACCCATGGACAAGCAACCTATCAAGAAGATTTTTATGAGGTGTATACTCCGTATGCTTCATTGGCAGATATAATAGAATATTATGGTTTTGGCACCCGCCCATCTGATCTTAACTATAAATCAGAAGAAGAGATTCAAGCAGCAGAGTTTATTGCACGTATGCAGATAGAAACTTACGCAGGCCAAACATTTGGTCGTGGGTGGGGAGATCAAGAAATATTTGGTAATGGATCAGATGCTTTAGAGCTTGTAGAGAGAATGCTTGAAATAGGTCAACTATACGAAAATGGCACTTTAACGATAGATTATACTACGGATCCAATAGTAAATAAATTTGGATTTGATATAGAGTTAACTCCAACATATCGTGCTATTCGTATTATTAATAAAGATTATCAAAATATAATTGCTTATGATAGCTCATTTAATGTAACTTCAGAATATTCTGGAAGTTTTAAGGCTGGATATAGATATAGAGTTTATGGCGAAAAAGGTTGGCCTTATGTCCCACAAGATGTTAGAAGATGTACAGTCTTATTAGCAGGAGATTATCTTTCTAGAGACTCTGAGTGGAGACAAAAATACCTTAATAAAGTTCAACTAGGCGACATTAATTTCCAACTTGATTCTGGTGCATTTACTGGAACTGGAAATGTTATTGTGGACCAGATCCTAGATCAATATAGAAATACTGGGATAGTGATTATATAATGTCTGTATCATTAGTTGGCAGCATAATGAATATGACAGCTGATATATTAGTTCAGCAAAATAAACAATCTGAAACTAGCGGTGTTATAACTAGAGAATGGGTTTATGAAGAAACTATTCGTTGCAAGATATCACCAATTAAATCTTCTGGCGCATCTGTGCGTGGGGATGGAAAAAAATTTGATGTTGGTAAAAATAATGAATATATAGAAAGTATAGAATTAAAAATGAAGTGCTTAAAACCTATTTCAAAGCGTTCAAGAATATCTGGTATAAAATCTAATGATGGTCAATCGGTATATACAGAAATTGATAGATACGATAATCCAGATACAACATTTGATGTTGTAGGTTCACATGCAGTTTTAGATCCATTTGGCAAAGTTTCACATTACGAAATAACATTGCAAAGGGTACGTGTCCAAAATGATAACACTCAAAGCAAGTGATTTCAGTATAACTGATATAGAAACAGAACTTGATTTAAAAATAGGCGGAATAAAAGCTTTATCTTCCCCAAGAGTTTTAACTGCTTTAGGCGATGCTATATTTACATTAAGTGCAAAAGCATTTGTAAAAGCTATGAATATGCAAGCAAAAGCAACTCCAAAAAAATATCATCACGTATATGAATGGAATAAAACTGGATTAGAATCTGGAAGGCTTTTTTTCTTATATAAAGAATCTTCAAGAGGTGGATCGTTAAGAATTAAAACTGGATTCATACAATCAAGAAAAAATGTTCCAATTGCTCCTGAACTAATGATTCCAGGAAAAACAGGAAAATCAGTTGCATCAAAATATGTTTTTAGAGATAAAGCAAATGTTATGGAATCTGGTTCTCCAGTCATATATAGAACTTCTAAAAATATACCACTTCCAGATAACGGCTCAATAAGATTTGTAGCAGCAGGCACTATAATAAAAAATTATAATCCTGGTGGTAAAGAAGTAAAAGGTTCATTTGAGCATTTCTTTAAATTGTGGTATTCTACAAAAGTTAATTCAATTATCTCTTCATCTGGAATTATTCAGGCAATAGATAATGAAACTGCAAAAGTTTTAGATCAAAAAAAGGCGGGGCCAGCACAAGTTACTACCGCCGTAGTTAATCTATTAAGACAGTATTCAAGAGAGGTAGAGGTAGTATGACAAATTACAATAGCCAGGCTTCAGCAGATATAAGAAAATATATTTGGTATAGCATAAAAGAAGCAGATCTTCTTAATGAGAATGATTATTATGTTGATAATATGGCAGATCCTCTTGTTCCGATAGTACCTGCTCAACAGGTCCCAGAATTTAATAATAGCCTTCCAGGACGCACTTATATGCTTTATGACTTTGATCTAAAGCAAATCCCAGTCCAATGGTGGATGTCAGAAGAATCTTTTACTCTTACAGTAATATCTCAAAATTATGAGGTAATTAATCAGATAACTAACCTGATCCAAGACCTTTTTAGAAGGTATGATGAAAGTGCAGTAGATCTAAATAAATACTTAGGCGGAAATACAGATTTTATATATCATCATATTATGATTGACTCAGTATTCTCCCCAGAACCATTTGGGACTGAGGGAGGATATCAAGTGGGAAGCGTAGTATTCTCATATAATTATTCAAGAAAAACAGACTCAAAAGGTAGGTTCTAAATTCGTATTATAAGTCTAATATGTTATTATTAGACCAAGAGGAAGATTTAAGCCAAACTTTAAAAAAAATAAGGTGGTGAAATAAAAAAATGGCAGCAAATGTAAAAAACGTAATTGTTGGTGCAGCACAGGTATTCGTATCTACAGGCACTAACGCAAATCGTCCACAGACAACAATTGACAACTCAGGCTTAGCTTGGGGTGCTCAGAAAGCAGCTGGATACCTAGATGGCTCTTCAAATTGGAGAGACGTTGGATATACAAACACTGGTCTTGAGGTTTCATACGAGCCAGGTTATGGTGAAGTTACTGTTGATCAACTTTTGGACGCAGCTAGACTTTTCAAGCAGACTGTTAAGGTCATGCTTAAGACAGAACTCACAGAGGGTACTCTTGAAAACGTACACTTAGTATTCGGTCAGTCAGATCCTGTAGTTACCTATAGTGGTTCAACAGGTCAGTCCGATGCAGTATTCACAGCAGCATCAAATGCAACCGCTGGTTACAAGAACGCAACACTTAATCTTGCAGCAGGTGCTCTTGGTGATGCTCCAGTAGAGCGTTCTATAGTCGCAGTTGGACAAGCTCCAGCTAACCTTGGAACAGAGGCTTCTCCAGTAGATGCTTCAACTCTTGGAAAAGAGCGTGTATATGTTGCACGTCGTGTAGTACAGGTTGAGACCACTGCTCACGCATTAAAGCGTGACGGTGCAACTGTATTCCCAGTTCAGTTCCGATGCTTACCAGATGATAAAGATATGTACGATGGCGCAGAATATGGCGTTATCATTGACAGAGTTTACTCATCTCTCTAAAACTTAATATAGACAATTAATAAATGTCCCCCACTAAAAGGGGGGCATTTATGTTTTAAATAAGCATTTTGATATAATTTGTATAAGGTAACTAAGGAGAATAAATGCCAACAACAGTATATGACACACTTGAGATTAAGTTGTCAAACGGTACAGTAATTACAGTACAACCACTAAAAATAAATAAATTAAAAAAATTTTTGCAAGCTATCAAGCCAATTCAAGACGGCACAGCAGACACAGATGAAAAAGCAATGGATGTCTTTATTGCTGCTGGTATGATTTGCATGGAGCAGTTTGCTCCCGAGTTTGCAACTGATAAAGATCTTTTTGAAGATAATTTTGAAACTCCAACACTTATGAAAATTCTTGAAATAGCAGGTGGTTTGAAGTTGAACAATGACGACCCAAACTTCCAAGGGGCGAATCTAGTTGGGAATCTCTAGATCTCGTCTCTTTAGAATCTGAAGTTTTCCTTTTAGGAATATGGAAAAACTTTGATGATTTAGAATCATCGTTATCCATGGAAGAGTTGCTAGTTACTCTTGATGCTGTCCGTAAAAAAGATATGCAAGACAAGAAATTTTTAGCAGCAATTCAAGGCGTAGACTTAGATGAAGAAGCTCAAGAAGAGGAAGACATAACCAAGATTAAAGGTTACAGAGCCCAGCAAGATGGCTTTGGAATTGGTATAGGACTTGGACATGTTGTGGAGGATAACGCTAGTTGAATAATATACAGCTAAATATCGTTGCGAATGCACAGTTCCAACAGGTGTATGCAGAAGTTGCAAAGTTGAAATCAGCTTTAACAACTTTACAGCAAACATCTGTTGGTGGTCCATTTACATCAGGTGTTCAGTCTGATATAAAAGCAGCACAGTCACAATTTGATTCTGCAGTATTATCAACACGTGCGTTTACAATTCAACAAGTAGCTATGACCGATAGTGTCGCTAAATTTGGACAGCAATTATCAAGAGGTCAATTAAGTTTACAAAATTATTATAAAATATGGCGGGATAGTGCAAAAGGCACATCAGCCGAAATTGATGCATTAGCCACATCTCAAGCAAGACTTAACAGATCAATGGCTGTTGCAGACCCATTGAAACCAGGCTATGCAAAACTAGTAACTGATATTAATGGTGTAGTTACTGCAGAAGAAAAGCTTGTATTTCAACAACAAGCATTAAATACCGCCCTTCAACAGGGAGCAATGAAACTTGTTGATTTTGGTAAAAATACCCAATGGATGGGACGTCAATTAACAGTTGGCTTAACTATGCCACTTGCCATGTTTGGTGCAGCAGCATCTCAAGCGTATCTAAGTTTTGATAAGCAAATGACCCAAATGCTTCAAGTTTATGGAGCACACGCAGCAGTACAGTCGCAAGCAACTTTAGATTTAATCCAAAAACAAGTTACATCTTTAGCAGATAAACTAGCACGTACTCTCGGTGTAGCAATGACAGATACCGTTACTGTCGCACAAACATTTTCATCTATTGGTCTTGAAGGACAAAATCTTATAGCAGCAACTGAAGCTACAATAAGATTGCAAAAATTAGGTAATTTGTCAGCTCAACAAGCCTCTACATCAATGGTTGCTTTACAAAATGTATTTAAGTTGCAAGCAAATCAAATCGGAGATGCCGTTAATTTTCTTAATGCAGCAAAGCACTCCACTTCAACAACTATGCAAGATATTGTTGATGCACTTCCACGTGTAGGTCCTATCATTCAACAGTTGGGTGGATCTTATAAAGATTTTACAACATTTTTAGTTGCATTAAAAGAATCTGGTGTTCCAGCTGCACAAGGTGCTAACGCAATTAAATCTATGCTTGCATCAATAATTAATCCAACTACTGCAGCTCAAAAAGCATTATCAGCTTTGCATATTAATATTAAACAAATAGTTGCAGATAATCAAGGAAATCCTATGGGAATGGTAACTGGATTACAGGCAGCTTTAAGTCAATTACCAAGCGAACAAAGATTAAAAGCTATCGAACAGGTTTTTGGTAAATTCCAGTTTGCACGTGTAACAGCTCTTATAGATAATTTAGGAAAAGCTGGATCTCAAAGTGCTAAAGTATTAGAACTTTACAACCAATCAAATGCTCAGTTAGCTTCTGTAGCAAATCAAGAACTTCAAGTTTCTTCTTCTGGAACTCCAGCAGCACAATTCCAAAAGATGAAAGCAACATTACAAGCTGATTTGCTTCCACTTGGTCGTTCTTTCTTGCAAGCATTTACTCAAATTGGAAATGCAGTAGACCATATTTATAATGCAATAAAAGGTATAGCAAATATGATGGGCCCAGTTGCTGGAATTTTAGGTAAAGTTTTTGGCACTGGTTTTGCTGGCTTAATAATAATTGGTCCAGTTATAATGCTTGTTGGTTTGTTTGCAAACTTAATAGGTAATATTCTTAGAGGTGCAAATTCTATAAGAATGTTTAGGCAAGGAATGCAGGAAGCATTACCTACTCAAAATGCATTTATGGCGGGCATTAAAGGAATGCGTAACTTCTATCAAGAACTTGATGCAGCAGAAATTGCAGCAAGAAATCAGATGGAACTTATGCCAGAAGCCATTACTACAAACGCTAAAGCTTTTGAAATATTAAGAACTGAAATTGCTAAATTAACAGATCAATTTAGATTGTTAGCTCAAGCTCAAAATGCCTCTATGAGTAGTGGTTTATTATCTTCTATTGGAACTGTATTACCTAAAGAAGGTGCGACACTACTTAAAATTGTACCAAAGAAAAATGGCGGAATGCTTCCAGGATTTAATGACGGAGGAGCAATTTATGATCCTTCTGTGCATGGATCTGTTGTTCCAGGACCTTCTCATATAAATTATGATTCAGTTTTAGCAAGTGTACCAGTTGGAGGCTTTGTATTAAATAAAAAAGCAAGTCAAAAAAATCCAGGACTATCAACACTGCCTAAATTTGCTACTGGAGGAAGAATGCTTGCCATGCTTACCCCAGGAGAAACAGTATTTGATCCATTAACAACTGCAGCAAATTATGATTTGTTAAATAGTGCAAACAGTGGAAATAAAATTGGCGGTTCAATTAGTTCTGGTCAATCAATGTATGGATCTGTTGCACAAGAAACTGCAGATGCAGTAAGAAGAGCAGTTAGAAATGGTACTTTATCAACAGTTCAAGCAGATAGAATGTTACCAGGAGAGCTATCCCCGATACCGCCTTTGGGAAGAACTGATATATCTAAATTACAAAAAGCTCATATAACTGAAGATTTAAGTGGAATGATGATTTATTTGCCAGAACATTTAAATAAAAAAATGAACAGTGCAAATAATGGCGTAACTGGTAACGAAGTAGCAGACGCATTAGAGCAGATGTTAAAAGATAATGTTAATCCAAATGCACTTATGATTGAGAATGCTGCAATGTTAGGTGGAGATCCAGCAGCAGCAAAAGAACAATTAAGTCATGCTTTATCTGATTTAATAAAATCATTAAGATCTCAAGGAACACATGTTTTTGGAGGTAAGGATAATGTTGGAGGATTTGAAAGATTTGCTTATTCAAAGTATATACAGAGACTTAGACAAATTCCTTTACCTCCAGTAAATGGAAGACCAAATAATCTTTTTGATGCATTAAAAGAAATGAAGTCTTTAAGATCTTCTCCTATATTAACTCAGCAGGATGCAATAGACCAAGGTATATTAAAATATAGTGATGTTTGGACAACTGATAAAGATGGTAATATAGTTCCTAAAAATCCAAAAAAGGGAGATCCCTTAACAACTAAAGGTGAAATAGTTTATAGAAAAAATGGAAGACCATCATTTTCAGAATCTGGAAAAACCCAAGGGGCAAGTTTGCCAGAATGGGCAAAAAGTCTTACAAAAAAAGGCAAGCTTTCCGCAACTAGATTTAAGCAAATAGCAACCACAGCAACTGGATCTGGTTCTATAAAAGATGAAATATTAAGAAAAGCTGAATTTACTGTAAAAGAATTAGAGCTTTTAAGAACAGAAGCTGGATTTGCTAAAGGTGGTTCAATAGGAGCACATCACAGAAAATCTCCAGTTTATTCGTATACGGGATCAGACGTATATCGTGGTCAAACAAGAAGAATGAAAGCGTCTCTTGGAGTTCACTACAATTCCTACAAAGCCCCGCATACAAGAGGTCTTAAAGGCTGGAATTCTGGCGGAGTATTAGGTGGTTTAATAAATCCATCAAAACCTAATTATGGCATAGCTTCTTCTGGGGTAAATATTTTAAAAAATGCAGGAAACCTTTGGAGATATGGAAGCATGGCTGCACCTGCTGCAGAATCATCTGCAGGAGCAGTTGCAGGTGCAGGAGAAACAATTGCAAAAGATGTTGGATTTTTCTCTAAGTTTTCTGGAATGTTTAAGTTAGGTTTCTTGGCAAAAATTGGACCTATGTTAAAATTTACTGCTTTATCTTTTATTCCCCAAATATTAAATTCTATTATTCCTAATAAAATTGGTGGAACTGATATAAGTGGAGCAAAAAATGTTGGATTGGGCGGTCTTGGTGCTGGATTAACAGCTTTCTCATTTGGGGCTGCCCCAGAAGTTGCCGTTCCAATCGGAATTGCAGTTGGTGCTCTTAAAGGTTTATCTTGGTGGTTAACTAAAAGTAAAAGAGATGCAGCAGAACATGCTGCAATTATGCAAAAAGTATTTTCTGGTGATCAACAAACTATTGCATTGTTTAATAACGAATTAAGTAAAACTCCAAAACTTTTAGCTCAAGATATAAGTAAATTAAAACCATCTAGTTCTACAAGGCAGGTAGCTGATTATATAAAGAATCTACCAAAAGATCAAGTATTAAATACATTAGATTCTTATGTTTCATCACAAGTTGTTTCTGGAATGGATCCTTCAAAAGTAAAAGACATGGTAACTGCAATATTGACTTACACAGGTCAAACAGATATGCTAGATGTTGCTTTAAAGAAGATTATTGCTGATAATAAAGATTTTAAAACATCTACAGAGACATATTTAAATAGTTTAAATAATGCAACTAGTGCTTTAGATGTAACAGCAAAAACTTATAAATCTTTAACAAGTGATGGTAAAAATTATGCATCTTCACTTTATACTATGGTTGAAGCAATCTCTTCTGGAAAATTGCAGGGTGATAGATTAAATTCTGTTTTGCAAGCCATATCATCAAGTACGCAAGATGCAAGTACACAAATGCATTTGCTGCAACTTGCTGCACAAAATGCAGGAAATACGCAAATGAGTGGACTGTTAACTTCTGTTCAACAAATTATATCAGACGCAACTGATGCCAGATCAATTTTCTTAGGATTAAATTCTTTGGGTCAATATGATATTAATCCATCAGATATATTAACCAAGTATTCAGATGCTAAATCTTTAACAGATTTTATGACCAGTAAAAAAGCATTAACTGATGCTTTGAATGCACAAAAAACCAAAGAGATGAACGCTTATTTAGCATCAATTAAATCTCAAAATGCTGGTGTAGATGCAACTGCAGCAATGAACAAAGAACTTACTGCACTTCAAGATCAGAAAAAAGTTGTAGATGCTACATTAAAAGCTGAAAAAGATAGACTTAATATAATAAATCAACAAAATGATTATTTAAATAAACAGACAGATTTAACAAATCAAATTAAACAAGCTGAAATATCTGGTAATTATATTCAAGCAGCTCAGTTAACTTCACAACAAAGTCAAAACACTGCTCAATACAATGCACAAAATCAAATAAATACAACTCAATCATTATCAGATTCTTTACAGTTAACAATTAATGATCTTACAGAAAAAATACAAACTGTTGGCGCAGCAGCGCAAAAAGCTGCAGATTCAATATCGGCAATGGCTGGTTTTGGAAAATTAATATCACAAAATGCAGCAAACATAGCACAAGATGTATCAAATATAATTAATTATTGGAAGCAAACTCATCAGCCGCCTACCCCAGCAGGCCCAGCTACAACTATTGGGCCTAAAGTAAAACCTTCTGGACACGATTTCTTTGGAAATCCAATTTATAAAGATTCAAACGGTACAGTAATTACTAGTCCAGGTTATTCTTATGGTCCGCCAGAAGGAATACCTGGTTTTGTTTATAAAAAATATGCAGGACAACAATTAACAATATCTTTTGGTATGGCTACAGAAGTTGGTCATCGCTGGGCAGACCCATCTGGAAATATATTTGATCCTAATGGAAATGTTTATAATAAAAAAGGCGCATTTTTGGGAAGATGGTGGGGCTATGATGTAACTGATACAAACGGCACAAAGGGTGACGCTTTTACTCAAACCACTCCAGTAATTCAAAAAGCTTCTGGAGGTCATATAAGAGGAGCTGGAACTTCGACATCAGATTCAATCCCCGCCTATCTTTCAAATGGTGAATATGTTGTTAAAGCAGATGCTGTATCACATTATGGAACTGGTTTCTTTGATTCTGTAAATGCAAAGAAGTTTAAAGATGGAACTGTTGGTGGGTTGAAAGGACTTTCCCTTCCTGGATCAGTAGATAGTACAGTAACTAGTACGGCGGGTGCGGGCAGTTTATCGCCAGCTTTTGAAAAATATTTAAATTCCCCACTTGGTGTTAATGTTAAATTATTAAAAGATACCTTATCTTCATTAAACAATTCATTGGATAATTTATATTCAAGCAAAAGTTCTGGAAAGGCTAAAGTTCTTTCTGCTGCTAATGTTCTTGCAAGCGTATTACCAGTTGGCGGAGAATCAAAATTAGGAATACAAGAAGTTAAAACATTAATTTCTTCATTAAAAGGTTTTGATGCAGTAGAACAATTTATTCAATATCCAATGACAGCATATAATGATTTTGGTGCTGCAGCAATAGCAAAATTTTTAGATGAAAATAAAGTAACAATACCTCATGGAGTTGAAGTTTTTAGAGCTATGTCCCCACATGATTTAGAACAACTTAAAGGACTTAAGGTAGGAGATCTTTGGCATCCAGGAACTCCTAAATCATTTGGAAATCTTACACAGTTGATGAAGTATGTAAATGCTGCAGATAATTCAAGTTTTGCTGAGCGACAAATGGGTAATTGGGAACTATCTCGCATTTCACAAATAAAGGCAATGAATTGGAGACCAGGTGGTGGAGTTCAGGGCATTTTGAATATGGAAGAAGCAGGAAGACCAACTGGAGTTCTTGGAGAAGGTTTATTTGGACCAAATGTTTCATATAAAATTACTGGCGTACCTCATCCAAATGATCCTTATAGCGGGTATTTTTTTGAAGCTTACAATGCCGCCCGAATGCAAAAAGGTGATTTAAAAATGTTACCAGGAATTAGCAGAACGTACGGAGATTATCTTAAAGCGTTTACTCCAAAATTAGCAAACGGCGGACAGATAGGACTTCCTTCATATAAAGTAGGAACACCATATGTTCCAAATAATCAATTAGCTTTGTTGCATAAAGGAGAAGCGGTAATACCTGCAAATCAAAATACTGGAGCATATGGCGGAACTGTAAATGTTTATGTAAATGCAACTGGAGTAACCGATCCAAAACAGATAACACAAATGGCACAAGATGGTGTAATGCGGGCTTTAAATATAAAGGATGCTAAAATAAACAAGACTAACATGGCGGTGAGAATATAAATGTCTTATAGTATTAATGCGGGAATTTCTGTATCCCCCGACAATGGAACTACTTGGTATGCTCTATCTGATCATAATAGACAACCTATTCAATATTCCCCGCAAAGAATTGAACAAGTACAACGCATGGCAAATGGAACTATGAGAAAATTTGTTGTTGCCAATAAAGCTATTTATGATACCACCTGGCAAGCCCTGCCTTCCGCTTCGCAGACTATAACATCCCAATCTGGGATTTCATTACAGTCATATCAGCCTACAGTAGACGGAAAAATGGGCGCAGCATTTATGAAAGCATTCTACGACAAGTATGTTACTCAACCTATTTTACTAAAGCTAACTTATGCAGTAGATAATATAACTGGAACTGGACATGTTTCATCTCAATTAGCTAATCCATCCACAGACAATCATCAAATATTAACAGTATATATGACTAACTTTTTGTATACAGTTTCTAAAAGATTTACACTGTTGGATTACGTAGATGTAACCTTACAGTTTACGGAGGTTTAATTGTTATCTGTAGATGGTGTTAGTAATGACATATTCTTAAAATCAAGTTCAGTTAGATTGCTTCCAGTAATATCTGCTGAATGGAATCAAAATATATTTAATGCTCCATACCTTACGGTTGCAGGAGATGGAACTTTAATAGATATATCAATAACACCAGATGGAACTTCTACTGTAACAGACTCTAATAAACATCCTTATTTTGATACATTTAGTTTTAATATGAATGGATCTTCTGATCATGATATTATTTCTTATACATCTAGCCCTACAGTGCCATCTAAAGCATTTAAAATAGTAACTTATGTTACTACTAGTTCTAGCACTCCTATTATGGTTAATGCTTATGCTCAAGGATCGGGAAATAGACAATTTGGCTCTAATAACATAGAAGCTAATTCTTATAATTGGACTAAGTTAGAAACATATATTGGTGCAAATGATGACATATCTTCATTTACATTTACATTGTCATTTAGTAATTTTAGCACTGCAGTAGTAAACCCAACCATTTATTACACACAACCAGAAATTTATGCGACAAGTGCTTTTGATTATCAATACGGATCCGTATGGTCAACAGATTCTGTATTTACTGGATTTAGACCAGGAGAATCTTATGTTGGAACAGGTAATGTAAAATATAATTTTCCAGATGGATATAGAAAAATAAACACTACAACTTTATTAAAAAATTATCCAGATGATTTTTATATGCCCGTAAGCCCCATAACATGCAACCCAAGTTTTTTTCATGCTTCATCACCTATGCCAGTTTATAAAAGTGGATTGATGACAGACATATCTGCTTATAAATATTTTATTTCTCAAAATGTAGATAACCCATCTGTAACGGGATTCTATTCAACACCAGTTGCAATGAATAAAGTTGTAATTAAATTAAATGCATATTTATCAAAACCAGGTGTTACTGTAACTGTTACTAAAGCGAACGGAGATCAAATAGTTTCTGATATAGTAGCCCCGCAAGATAATGGAATAATCATACTTTATTTAAATAACGGTAATTTAACTTCTGATAAATGGTCAAACATGCCAAGCTTTACAAGTACTGGTGATTTAACTAATTACGTTTATATTAAATCAATCACAGTAACAGGACAAGTAGCGGGTGCCAGAGATACAATATTTGATACTACAAATAGTAGCGTGTTAAATGATATGGGCCTTTTGCAAGTTGTAGAAATATCGCCTAGATTAGAAATAGATCTAACTCCGTATCTTATTGATGTAACGACCAATAAATCTTTAGATGGCAAAGACACATATCTTCCTGTATCCTCAGTAGTTACAGACGATGCGACTATAACACTTTCTTCTATTCCTTTAGGCGACATAACAAATCCTATTCCAATCTTTTCTAATGTTAGTAATATTTCTTCTGACATACTTAAAGATACTATGAGAAAGAATGTAAAATTTTATATTAATTACAATCTTGTAGATTACGTTGATGATTCTTATGTTGATCAATCTGTTAATAAAATTATTCCAGGCGGGGTTTGGTATTCCGATACTTGGCAGCAAAATGATATAGATACAGTATCAGTACAATGTTATGATATAACTAGATACTTGCAAACAACACCAGTTTCTGATTATGTTTCAAACTATAAAGATGCTTTTGATGTTATAACAAATATATTAGATTTAACAGGATTTACAGATTACGACATTGATTCTTTATATAATGTTTGCTATGATCAAAACTCTCCTATTAATATGGATTATTATTTTTGTAATTCAAAAGATTCTACTTTGATAGATGCATTAAATCAAATATTTTTACCGTATCAAATTGGTGCTTACATAGATAATTATGGAGTTATGAAATTTTTAAGTTTGTCTAATATTTTAGATAAACAAAAAAGCCTAACAGATTTTGATTTAGATCAAAATATAGTTTTGCAAAATGGATATACTATTAACAACAAATCCAAACCAGGAAAAATATCATTAAGGTATCAAACACCAAGATTAAAACAATCTTTATCTTTGCAAAACGTAACAAACGCAGATGTAAGAATTGGTCCATCTTATATTTATACAACAAGTAATGATGTTGTTTGGTCACAACAAAGTGTAGATTCTGTAGGATTTAACTACCTTGATGCCCCAATGACATCAAAAGATAATTATTTTAAAATAAATCAAGCAGATCTTTTAGATTCTTTTCACACATTTAATTTAAATAATAATGGATATGCTGTAATTGAAGACGAAATTGTTTCTTTTGTTTATAAAGAATATACTATAGCTCAAAATTCAAATCCATCCATATATACAACAGTTTCTGTTAAAAATGATTTAGAGCTTGCATCACAAATAAATAAATTTATTAAAGAAAATCATATTGGCATGATACCAAATGTTGGAATTATATCAAATGCATCCCCATATTCTTTTACAAGTGGTGGAAAAGATTACAAGGCTACAACTTATACAGTTTCATCTACCCCTACAATTGATGTATCAAATCCAGTAACTTTATTTAATGTAGGAGATTTAGTTTCAGTAAGCAATATGAGTCCAGAAGAATTAAATGTTTCTGGTAGAGTAATTGCTGTTACTGGAAATTCTTTTACTGTGATTACTGGATCAACAAAATCAATGGACACTACTCCAGTTGACTGGACTAATAAAGGACGGGTATCAAAAGGATCTGACTATGATGTGAAAGTAACCCCTACTGGCTATATAAGAAATGTAACTCGTGGAATGTTTGGAACAAATGTTTCTAATCATGATGTTATAAAAACAACTTTAGATAGTAAAGGTTTAACTGCTTCTTTGGTGTCAAATAATTATTCTATAACAACCCCACAGTCTTCAAATTATGATATAATATCAACACAAAAAGATGATAGTGGTGTTACTAATCCACCAGCAGATCTTCCATATTACTATATACTTGGTCAACCAGATAACAATAATAAAATACTTTTTTATTCAAGTTCTGAAAAAGATTTAGGATATAAAACTTATTCAGCTAAATTTAAATTTACTGATGATATGCCTGGATTTAATAATAATTTATGTTCTGGGGGGCTATTCTTCAATATGCCAGATTCTGGTTTAGATGGTACATATTTCTTAGAATTAATAAGATCAAATATTGGAAACCAAACTTTAAGTGGAAGAAACTATTTATATTATTTGGTTTTATACAAGATTATAGGAACATCTCCTTCTTTAATTGCATATACAAATATTACTGGCACAGTATCCTCAATAACAAATAACTTTGAAAAATTATATAGAAAAACTGGAGACGCAAACGCTCCTTATTCTTTATATACTGATCCTCATGAAGCATATCATTTAAGAATAGCAATGTCTACATTTGATCATTCAGCAGATGGCGAAGGCTCCCCAGGAAAATCAACTATATTAGGTGATGGTTCAGTATTTTCAGTATTTTTAAATAATTATGAGATTGGTCAATGGCAAACATACTCTAATGGGCAATGGGCAAATACTGAAATAAATTCTATAACTGGATTAAGAAAAAAAGTTGTTTTTGATTTTCCTTATTTTTATGATGTATCTACTACTAAAAAATTTGGAGCATTTCTTTCTGGAAATCCTATAGTAATAAATGATAGTAAAAATGTTATATACCCTAGCTCTTCCAATTTTGCATCAAAAACTCAAGTTGGATATTTAAGAGAAATTTATGCTTCTCAAAAAACATTAAAAGAAAGAAACGTAAATTATTATTTTCAAGATCGTGAATTTTTAAATGCATTAGTTCAAGGACAAAGATCTTTTTCTTTGTATAAAGAATATATAATGCAAACGCAACCAGCAATAATTGGAATTAACACATACGACGTTCAATATACAAATGGAGCAGCAGTATCTGTAGATATTTTGCCAGTTGAGTATGCTTGGTTCTATTACCCAGGAAATACATTATTAGATCAAAACTACCTGCAGCATCAAATTGTAGATGAATATTCCGCAGCTTATTCAACCCCGATCAACACAGGATTTAGGGCTAAGTTTGCAATTGTAAACAACAGCTCTCATATGATTTATTTAAAGAAAGATTCTGACGAATTAAATGCTTTTGTGGTTAACCTTAATCTATGGACTCATGAAATTATTGTTCCGTCAGATCCAGAAATAATAGAAATTGTTACAGATCCAGGAAACATAGGAGAAGTGGTACAATTAGATTCTTCCTTTATACAGTCTAGGGATGCTGCTGGAAAGCTGTTAAAAATAGTCAGTTCTGGTTTAGATAACTTTTCTAAAGATGTAACTCTTAATGTATTTGGCAATCCTCTAATTGAGGTGGGAGATGTAATTGGCCTAAACTATCCTCTTATGGGAATAAATGCTCAAAAGTACATAGTACATTCCGTTTCAAACACATACAATAACGGTCTTACTACTAAATTAACTTTAAATATGTTAAATAGAGGAATTAATAAATAAACCAATAAAATGGTATAATTTATATAAACAAGGAGAAAAATGGCATACGTAAAAATATCAGATCCAAAAATAATTGACCTACCTACAATACATCAAATTGTAAATGTGGTAAATCAACATAGCGATAATATATCTGCTATTACAAACAATTTTGGAAGCGTATATAGCAATGTACCAACAACGTCTGGTGGAACAACTCAGGGCTTATACGACATATCTTCCCAGCAGATATATTATGGTTACACCACTATAAGTGCATCAACTGCGGATAGTGTTCCCACTTCCGCAAACAACTTTGAGTATCTTAAAAATGTAACCTTTAACTCATCTTTTACTACCGCTCCAGTTATAGTGGCAAGCATTTCTACCGTCGGCACACCTACTATTTTAGTCCAAGATCTAGTTGTTGACGTTAGGGCAGTCAACCAGTCGACATTTCAACTTGCATTAAGACACGCTGGATCCAATGCAACCTCACAAAAAGCAGGTGCTGCTATTTATGGAGCCAATGGCGTATTTTTAGGTAACAGTACATCTGTAAAAATAAATTGGATTGCAATCGGACATAAATAAAAAGATAGGGAGTCGGGATGAAAATTGTTAGCTTAAGTCCTACTTACATATCGGATGCCTCTTCTGCAAGAAGGCAACCGATTCCTGTTGATGTAAATTTAGACCCAACTATAAATTCTCTTACAGCTCCATTTAAACAATCTAGACAAAATGGGTATATTTCTCCTGTTGGGGCAAATAAAAGTGCTGCAGGAATATTTTTGTATCTTCAAGGCGGATCTATGGATGGAGTTGTAAATCCTCCACCACCATCTTTTCCAACTGGAACAGGCGCATCAACAACACCAACAGGTAATTGTACTCCAGATACTTCCCCTACAACAGTTTCAAATTTAACAGCACAATACGAAAAAGATGCCAATGATAATTATACTGGAAGTGTAGTTGTAAATTTTGATCTTGATTTATCTAATTTGCAGAATCAATTTTTTTCTTATCTTGCCGTTAGTTTGAGTGCAGATAATGGAACTACCTATAATTCAGTAACTCCAATAAACCCTTACGACTCTACTCAAATTGATCCAAAATCTGTTCATCAAACAATAACTATTAAAAATCAATCCATAGGCGGTCTTTCAACGACTGGATTATACAATACTACTGGATTTACTAACGTTGCAATTTCTGTACAAGATGAAGCACATTGTACTAATGGATATGTTTTTGCCCCATTTACTAATACATATGTTTCTCCACTACCCGCTCCAGCACTACAATCAAAAAGTGACGTATCTTCATATTCAATAGTTACATCAAACATAGATAAAGTAAAAACTGATTTTCCAGGATTATTTTTAGAAGAAGCATTTGAAGAATTTGTTTTTGAGCAAATAGATTTAACTTCGGATCAAGTGGATGCTGCTGTAAAAAGTTCCGCAACTGGATGGGTATCAATGGGATCCCCGACTACCGTTAGTCCATTTAATGTATTTGCAGCAGATGGAAATCATAGATATATTAGAGCTTTCTTTATGGATGTTAACGGCGGCAAATCACCTTATTCAAATTACGTACAAGCAACCCCAACACCATTAATACCAACTAATACATTACCTCCAAACGGAGTAAGTAAATCTTCTGGAGAATTTAGTGGGGATGATGTTATTATTCATTATAACCTGCCAGCAATATCCGATTCCGATCCAAACAAATTAGTTTCACTAAAGGTTATGTTATCTCCAACAGACCAACCAACACAACAAGGGTTTTTTTATCATACAGTAGTTCATTCAGTTACTACTAATGGAACTGGTAGTGCTGGATCAAATACTATAATAGTTAATAGTGCAGCAAATCTTGTAATAGGTCGTTTAGTTTCTGGAACTGGTATAGCTGATGGAGCAGTAATTACAGCAATAAACGGAACAACAATTACATTATCTTTAAATAATTCTGGTGATGTATCTGGTTCATTATTATTTTTTGATGCATCATTTACAATACCTAAAAACTTAATATTTTCACAACTTGGAAATTATTTTTCTTCATATTCTGGAAAGATATATGGAGTTTCTCAGTACGGAACTGAAAGTACATCTATAGCAAATATAGATACATTTTCACGAAATAATGCTATGACGACGTTAGTGCCAAAAGCAACAATTTCAAATGTTGTTGATGGGTACACAGTTCAATTTTCTCTTGGAAATAGCGGGGCAGATCATGGTTCAGTTTATCAGTTATTCATTGATCCAACTGGATCTTTTGATACAGTTGACCTACCAGACTACATGGATGGAACATATTATTCTGGCGGGACATCTGGACAAAAAACATTAGTAGTTCAGTCTATTTCAATGGAAAACGGCAATTTTGTTTTACCTGATGGAAAATCAATAAATACTTATATTGGTTATGGCATAACTGGAACTGGCATACCGACAAATACATGGGTAACTTCTATATCTGGTAGTGGACCATACACTCTTACTTTAAATAATAACTTAACAGAACAGGCTGCTGGTAATTATCATATGCAGTCTTTGGTGTATTCTGGTCAAGGACCAGCTAATATATTTAATAATTATTATGCCACGCCTACATATTTGATTTTAAGATATTATGATATCTATGGATCTAGTTCTTTAAATTCATTAGTTTATCTAGTAACTCCAACCAATCCTTCCACATCTGTTATAAATAATTCCGTGCGTATCGGAGCACCAAGTGGTGCTATTTGGGTTGGAAATAGCGGAACAGCATCTGCAACTAATGGAGCAAGAATAGTTCTTGGAAGTTCTCAAGATGGAACCTATTCTGGTATATTTGCTTTTGACGGGGGTTCTACATCTCTCACCGCCCCAACAACATCTATCATATCAAATGATAATAATGGACATTCATATACATTTGAAACAGTTAATGCAAAAATTGCAAATTGGGTTGTTGGTACTGATAGGATACAAAATTCTTTAGGTACCTCATCTAATTATGTTGGATTAGCTGCCACTGGCCCTTATTCATTCTGGGCTGGATCAACAACAAGTGGTGGAGACGCATCTGCAAACTTTACAGTAACCCCAACGGGTAATGTTTCAGCTAGAAATCTTTCTATATATGGTCGCAATTCAACTGCGTTAGCAGGTGCTAGCGGTGATGGAACAACCATGACTTATACAACATCATCACCTCATAATTTAGTAAGCGGTCAATACGTAACTATATCTAACACACTTCAAGGTGGGGATGCAAGATATAGCGTAAGCTCACAACAAATAACAGTAACAAGTCCAACAACATTTACTATATCTGGTTCTGGAACTGGCAATCTGTCTACGGGTTCGTTACTATTAACAACAGCTTTAATAACTGCTGGCTCTTATTTAACTATAATGTCTGACGGAACTGTAAACGCTTCTAATGCAAATATAACTGGTTCATTAAGAGTAAGCAAGTCTTCTTTCTTTGATAGCGATATTACAATATCAAGTACTGGATATTTACAAACAAATGGTTCAGGTGGTTCTTATGTAAGAGTGGGTGGTGCCAACTCGGGTATTGTAGCCTATAGCGGATCAGAAATAACAACTCAAATTTCCGCTACTAACGCTGGAGCAACTTTTGCAACAAAAAATGCTTATCTAGGTGGGCTTGATTTAAGTACTGCTTGGCATGTAACTTCAGGTTTAATTACTTCTAAAAACGGATTGCTAGAATTAAATGCAAATGATCCACTTAATAATGCTGCTTATATAACAGCTTATCCATTAAATTATGATAAAGCTCAATTAAATTATGGTACAAGATTATATGGTGGTACCAGTATATCTAATGGATACGCTTTAACAGTAGGAAGTTTACAGTTACCAAGTAGTACTGGCGGAGCAGGAACAATAACAAATGTAAGTGCTAGCGGTGACGGTACAACAATGACATATACAACATCTGTAGCTCATGGTCTGCAAGTAAAACAATCTGTTGTTATAACTGGTTTAGTTTATACTGGATCTGGTAATTCTGAAGTTGCATCACCATTTAACGTTTATTACAAACCAGTTGATTCCGTACCAAGCTCAACAAGTTTTACAATTAAAGGATCTGGAACTGGTAGCGCAATAAATGGTAATATTTCATATGGGGCAAACTTTTCTGTAGATCATGCAGGATTCCTGAAAGCAACAAATGCTCAAATTTATGGAGATGTAAGAGCATCTTCATTTACTATAGATGGAAATAATTATTGGAATGATACGGGTCATGAAGGTAATTTTAGAATTGGTGCATCGGCGGGAACTGAAAAGTTGCTTTCATTGCCTTCTGACATTAAAGGATATATGATATATGATTCAACAGATGGCTTAAGAGTTTATGGAAATATATCAGCAGTAACTGGTTTAATTGGTAATATAACAGCAACAAATCCAAAATATTGGACAATTAGAGATAAATGGATTATATCTAATGAAGCCACGGATGCTAGTTATATTAAATTAGATGCAGAAACAGATGCTGTAACATCTTATGGACTTTCAGATAGACCAGGATATGCCACTTCTTTTACTTCTACGATTACTGGCGGAGCTATAGGGTCTGCTTACGACCCTACAACAACCGCTACAACAAGTAAATCAACAACATCTTTAAGAGCTGGTCAGTTAGTTTCAGATCATTATATAACAGTTACGCCAGGATTAAATAGTGATGATCACATAGGAGCTTTTCAAGTTCTTTCACCAGTAAGTTCAACAAGCAATCCAAATGCTCCAGTTATTTCGGTTGACCCTACTGGAAATTCTACTACATTTACTGAGACTGGAACAGATTTTGGCGGTGGGGCTTGGAGTAAAACTTATTCTGGTTCAAACTTTATTTCAAATGCATCTGTTTCGTTTTTAAATTCAGGATCAGTTATACTTGGTAGTGGTTCTGGAATAACAGACGGTACAGCAACAGCAAGCTCATCTTATATTTATATAAATGGATTAGCGAGAATAAGAAACGGAACTCCAGTGGGAACTGGTACTGGTTCTTATATAAGAAATACATACGTGTCTGCCGTTAAGCCCTCACCTACCTCCAATACTGGTTTTGTTGGAGATCTATGGGTTCAGACTTCGTAAGAAAGAATTTAAAAAATGCCATTATACGTAAAGACTAGCGGAAGCGACCCAAGTGATCCAAATGCATCCCCATCTAGCGTATGGAATAAAATAAAAACTGTTTCCGTAAAAACTGCAACCGCTGTTTGGAAAGATGTAAAGGTTATTTATGTAAAAACTATTGCTGGAGTAGGCGGATGGAGAAGATTTTTTCCGACTACCGTCCCATATGCAGATAATTACCCGTATTTTTTAGATGCACAAAAACACATACCAGCTTGGATAGTTATAGGAACTATGCCAAATCCAAGTGCTCCCGCAGGAACTGGAAACGTTTATGTTCAAAATAAATTACTTGGATATGTGGGGGACTGGGACCCTAACGGATATACAATAAGTAATTTTGATTGGTATGTAAACGGATTTACTGACCCAACCACCAGTCTGGGCGGGGTAACATTAAATAGTTCAACATATACAAGTTCTCCATTAACTATATCAAATACAAATTCAACTGATCCAATTTTATCTAATGATAAAACTTCTACACAAGTTCCTCAAATATTATTAGATTTTACATATGATGATTTATATGTTTCATTTACAGTTCAAGCAAATACCACAACAAAAGATACAGATGGAATTCATTATATATACGGAGAAGATTCAAGTGATGAAGGTTCTGCAAGAATTTATGTTGTTACTAACCCGCCAGTAAATATATCTAAACAGATCAGTTCATCTAATGGGTATGGAAGTGGATCCATTTTATCTTATTCATCTTTATGGCAGATGACAGATGGCTACATGCCAAAAACATATACATATCAGTGGTTTAGTGCTGCTGTAAATTCTTATACAACTTTAAGTCAATTAACTCAAAATGGAAACCCTTTATCAAGCACCACGGTATCTCAGCCAATAACAAGTGCAGAAGTAGGTAAATATATATATTGTGTAGAAACAGCTTCTAATGGAGGATCAAAATTTTTTAATGCTGGAGTTGGCACCTCAGCAGTAGCAGTATCTTCACAAAAAATTTCTACAGGAGTTACCCAATTAACGCCCCCGACATTAGTTGCAAAATCCCCAACAGGTGTTATAAAAACAAGCGGAATAACAGCTGGTGACATTCTTTATTCTACACCAGGAACGTATAAAGATAACAAAGGCTCTGTTGTAACTGTTTTTCAATGGGCAAAAACTTCATCAGGCGCACAAGATATTTATCCATATTCTTATCTTGGAGGGCAATCTGGAGGGTACGAGGGTTATGATTCATCATCAACGCATACCGTTTCTGCTGACGAAGCTGGCGCACAAGATTATTTTATAGTAAGAGATCTTGTTCAAGGAAATGATTTAAAGTATTACGATTTCTTTTCTAATTTATATCAAGTAGTGAACGCACCATTACCTGCGCCTACATTTGCTAATGTTCAAAGTGGATATAGCGACGGAAATCATGATCATGGTGATGGTTTTCAAGGAACAGTGAATAATTATAATTCTGGATATACATATACAGCAGAATTAATAAGCCATACCTCTACATTACCCACCCCTCCAATTTTTAATTGGCAAACTGTACCAATTTCATCTTCTCATTCTTGGGCTTTTTATGTTAGCAATATGTCACCAGGAAGTAGTGCCACTTTTAAAATAACTGTTAGTGCAAATGGGTATAGTTCAAATTCAGCAAATGTAACTGGTACAGCTGTTTTTGCACCAGATCCATTTAATTATTATATAACCGATACCACGCAAATACCAGATCAAAATCCCTATGTATCTTTAGTTGATTTGGGTAATAATACATTTCAAATTAAATGGAGTAAGCAATCATCTTCTACTAATGTAGGTTTTTGGTTTGCCCATTACGATGGAGTTGTTTATGGTACTACTTCGCCCTACACCTGGGCCTCTCAACAAAATAATTCTGAAGTTGTTTCAAGTCCTATCACATTTACTTCATCTGGAACTGAAAATCTCTACCTATCAACTCATAGTAAAGATCCAAATAAAGTTACATTAAGTGTAGATGCATCTGATCATACAGATAGTTGGGTTGTTAGCTATACTATTAGTGGTTTAGCTTCAGGAACTGGCACATTTAATAATGTATTATATAAGTCTATGCCACAAGATATACTGGTTTACGAAGGAAATACAATAACAATAAATTCTATATATGCTCAAAATATATATTTTACAACATATGCCAGCAATAGTAATTCTAGTCAATCTGTAAAGCCAGAATATCAAATTGTTCAAACTTATGGCGGTGGAGAATTAGTAAATCATCCATATTATACTGGAACTTCAGAATGTAATCCACTTAATGGATCGTATGCAAAATTACCTTCAGTAACTGGACCACTTTACGATAAAGTTCCTGCAGATACAAATGTTCAAGTTTTTAATGGAAATTATGTAAAAACTGTATATAGATTTAGTGCACAAGAAGCTTTATCCGCTGCTACGAATTCTATCTGTTCAATACCTGGCTTAACCCCTTCACTTTCATCTCCTACACAAACTTCAGATGGTTTTACATTTTCTCTTAGCAATTATGATGCAAATTATTCCTGGTCAATTAATACAAGTGCAGGAACATTGAGTCCATCAAGTGTTACTGGAAATAATACATTTACCGTTTCTGGATTAAGTAATGGTCAGAGTGCAACAGTAACAGTTAGTACTTCTAGGGTAGGTTATACTAATGGTTCTGCATCCGTAACAGGTAATGGAACAGTTACTTATTATGTTGGAACTTCAAATTGTAGTACTCAAAACAATTATTATATTTATGCTCCCTATGTAACTGGACCTTTTACAGGATCTTCGCTCCCAACAGATACGCAATTTACAGGATCTCAATCAATAACAAAAACTGTATACAGATTAACTTCAGACGCTGCTTTATCAGCAGCAGCTAATTCTCTTTGTACAGTTGCTCCCGCACCTACTGCAACACGTGGCTCGTTTTATGGCGGTACAGTTCCAGGTCAAAGTGCTATATATGATGTAGGAACATTTACAAATACAACAAATTATACAACATACATTAGAAGAGCAGACGCAAATAATACACTTCTTGCAAGCAGTACAAATGCTACAACAACTTTATATACAATTACATCTGCTGATATCGGCTATCAATTATATGGTTATTCCGTAGCAACTGGTCCAGGCGGAACTGCTAATAGCGGTGCTGTATTTAGTTCATATATTACCGCAGTTACCTATTATATTGGAACTTCGTTATGTGATTTGAATAATAATTATTATATTACTACTCCCTATGTAACTGGACCATATACTGCTAATTCAATGCCTTCTGATACTACAGCTAATAATTCAGGAAGAATAACCAAAACTGTTTATAGAGCGACATCTGCAGATGCGTTATCTGCAGCAGCAAATGCAAATTGCACCGTTGCGCCACCATTTTTCCCACCGTTCTTCCCACCGTTCTTCCCACCATTCTTCCCACCATTCTTCCCACCATTCTTCCCACCATACTTTGCTCCAGTAGTAACATACTACACTGGAAGCTCTATTTGTGATATTCAGCTCGGTACTTATAATCAGGCACCTTCAGTGTCTGGTCCAACTACTGGATCCTCTCTTCCAACGGATACAACTGTTACTGGATTAAGAACTGTAACAAAAACTGTTTATAGATTAACTTCAAATGATGCACTTGCTGCAGCAGCAAATGGTGCTTGCACAGTTGCGCCATCACCATTCTTCCCACCATTCTTCCCACCATTCTTCCCACCATTCTTCCCACCATTCTTCCCATTCTTCCCACCGTTCTTCCCGCCATACTTTGCTCCATCATGTGTACCAAATTGTCAAGTAAGTACCGTATCTCAAACTACAATTGGAAGCGGCGTAAATGCAAAATGTCAAACAGTTACTTATTATTCTGATCTTAATGGTTGTGGTCCATGTTCCCCATCTTCAACTACAAGTACAGTACCAGGAACTTGTTCACAATAATGTTTTATGATAAGATGTTAAAATGAAAACTATGGTAAAAGTTTATGTTAAAGAAGATCCAGTTGGGACATTTACAATAATGGAAAATGCTACAGATTATTGGCAAAAATTTAAACAAGCTTGTTCATTAAATCCCACAGTCACAGAACTAGAATCTTCAAATGGATATTTGTTTAATTTTATAGTAGATAGTGATGTTAAAGCAGAAATTTTACTTGGAGAAGAGTCTTTACCTTTTGTTGCAGCCTTTAGAAGTAATCCGACATTTGAAGTAGTAGAGATACCAGATAATGACTGAAGAAGAATTAACTCCTTGGGATATATATAAAAAAACGGGATCTTTGGATAAGCCTAAAACAGCAAAACCTTGGGATGTATTAAATCCTAGTACAGAATGGCTATCTAAAGAAGAGTCTGATTTAAGATATGATATATGTAAAACTTGCCCAGAGCTAATGAATATAACAAATCAATGCAAAAAATGTGGTTGTTTTATGCCCGTAAAATCTAAAATAAAACATGCATCCTGCCCAATTGGCAAATGGTAAATAATTAAATTATGATATAATAAGGAAGGAGGAAAATATGACAATAGAACTTACAAATGCAGAAAAAATTCAAGTAGTAGATCAACATCTAAGAAATTTGATTTACAGTCAGTACAACATTGGATTAAGCATTAAAGAAAATCAAGCAGTTGCTATGCCAGACCAATCAGCAATTGATGCTTTAAACTTACAGCTTAATGATTTATCTGCCAAGAAAACAGCATTAGAGGCAGAACTAGCAACACTCCAAGCAGCCACACCTTCTAACTAATAGAAACGGAACATAATGGAAAAAGCGGAATTAATTATTACCGCCCTACAACAACGTATAGGCGAATTAACATCTAATTATGAAGTTCAAATTGCCATGTTAAGAGCAGAACTTACAATGTTAATGGATCAAGAAAAAGAAAACGCCATTCAGAACTATAGCGATAGTTTAAAAAACATTACTGCGCAATAATTGCTTCATAAAATAAAGCACTGTATATTAGTCTTTAACTTGAAAGGTTATTAATTGGCTAACGATTTAAAATGGATGTTATCATCCGATCAGCAATTCCCATATCAAGACGATAAAGCTATTGAGCTTTGGTTTAAAGTCATGAAGTGGTTTAAACCAGACGTAGTTGATTATTTGGGGGATACCGATGATCAAGCTTGTTATAGTAAATATACAGAAGGTAGATCAGCAGAATTTTTACAGCTTCACAAAAATGATAGCAAGGATTTAATTGTCCCTATGATGCGTCATGAAGCAAAAGGTGCTAGAGATTTTTATGCAAAGACTAGAGAGATGCTTCCAAATGCCCAGCTTTTTTCAGCATTGGGAAATCACGATATTAGAATCTTTGATTATTTAGATAAAAAGATGCCAGAATATTTGGCAGATATTACACCAGAATCATTATGGTCTTTAGATTCTTTGGGGTATGATTATATATATTACAATGAATTGCCAAGACATCGCTTTGGTGACATCCATGTACATCATGGTTTATCAATTGCAGATTCGGGTGCTGTAAGAAAAGATGTACTTGATTTACAGGTATCTTTAATTAGAGGCCATTCCCACAGAATTGCTTCACACTTTGCAACTTATGAGTTGCCGATAGCAACAGGTGGAAGAAGTTTACGTGGCTATGAGATCGGTCATATGTGTGACGAGAAGTCTTCAGGAATGAAGTACACTCAACACCATGACTGGCAAAAAGGTTTCGCTATCGCACACATTGAGAATGGTATTCATCCTCACGTACAGATAGTGGAAATTTCCCCAGACTATACATGTTATGTTGACGGGAAATTATTTAGTGTCTAAAGGAGGCATAAAAATGAAGATTAATCAAGCATTAGTCGCATCGTATGCTCGTAACTTGCTAGGTCAGGTTATCGCAGCAGCAACAATCGTTTCAAGCACAAGCCATGTTTCGATTGTTAATTTTAAGGGTGCTCAGATCGCACTTGTAGCAAACGCTCTTTGGGGTTCACTGGTTCCAGTAATCTTGCGTTTTGTTAACAAGAAGGATCCAGCATTTGGTATCGTTGCCCAGCAGGCTACAGATGCAGTCACAGATAAGTTGAAAGCTGCTAAGTAATTAGAAGCAAAACTTAATATGTGGTGCAAGAAATGTCAAGGCAGAGTTTTTATAGATCGTGTGTTTTCCCAGCACCTTAGAGTAGAGTTATTTTGTTTTATGTGCGGAAAAAGATGGTTTGTCAAGAAAGATGGAAATGCGTTCGGTAAATGGTTAAGCAAACAAGAAAAAAGGCTCAACGCCGATTATTGTATTTCTACCTAAATGATTCACTTCATAAAGCACTTCAGATAAATCGTACTGAAGACACAGTGATTGCATGGGACTTTGTTAAGAGTAAGCGTGTGGCTTATAACTACACAGATGTGCAGAAAAATAAAAAACACGCTTATTCCATTTCTGAAGTAGGAAAAATAATTAATAGGCACGTTGATACAATTAAAAGACATTTAAGATCTGGGGACATTCCCAAGCCACAGCAAGCTCATGCATTAGATGATAAAACTAAATTGAGCAGATATTATTTTACAGATGAAGATATAAGAAACATTAGAGAATTTTTTAAAACCGTTCATATAGGTAGACCTAGAAATGACGGAAATGTAACTGCAAGTAATATTCCAAGTAAGGTAGAATTAGAAGCCCTACTGCGTAATGAGACCGTCTTATACGTAAAGGACAACGATGGGGCATTTGTCCCAGTTTGGAAGCAACCTGAATGGTAGATAAGAAATCAAATAAAGAAGCAACCCATGTGTTACATCAAGCATTTAAAGTGTTGGAATTTACAATGGAATTGGCTGTACAATATATGTTAAAGACAACGATGGGGAGTTTATCCCAGTTTGGAAACAACCAGAATGGTAGATAATAAATTAAGTAAAGAAGCTAAGCATGCATTAGATATGTCTTTAACTGTATTAGAGCATGCTATGGAATTGGCTTTACAAAAGGAAGAGCTGGATGCTATAATTGCAATATCAGACAGAATGATGTTGCTATACCAGCACTTAGCAGATAAGAATACTAAGAAGTTTAAGACTGGCTTTGGCTTCCCACCTTTAAAGAAGGAAGATGAACAAGATGGATCAGACGAAGATTAAAGTAGAACTACACTTTACACGCAATCTTGGAAACTTTGAAAGCGTTAAGGTCGGTCTAGGTATTGAAGACTGGGTTCGAGAAGGTGAAAACACCACCACTGCAACAGATCGTGTTTATAAGTTTGTTGAAAATCAACTAATTGAAAAAGTTAATCAAATAGAATCTGAGATTAAAGGTAAGAAATAATGGCAAAGCAAGATGCTCAGCAGGCATACGCACTCGTATCTCTGTACATTGCCCTGTACAAAACACATTACTCTAGACAACCAGTTGTAAATCGGTATAGAGAGAAGTGGGCCATGCAGGATGTTATTGATACTGTTGGATTTGATCGTGCTAAGCAATTGATAGAATATTATTTTAAATGTAACAAGCCAGGCCATCCTTTAAACTGGTTCCTATACAACTTTGACAGAATAGATGACGTTATGGTAAAATCTGAAGCAGATAAAGAGCGTAGAAGAATGCTTATGGAGCAGACAAGAATTTTAGTAGAGACGGAATCTAATGAATAGTGAAGCAGCGGTACTATCAGCTGTATGTAAGAATAAAGATATAGCAACTATTTTAGCAGATAATGTTGATGATATTTTTCTTTCTCACCGTGATGTATGGGAAGGTCTTAAATCTTATTATCTTAAATTTAGAGCGGTTCCAGATGTAAGTGTACTTCAAGAAAAGTTTAAAGATTTTGAGCCAGAAGTAGTCAAAGGTGAGACTGGATATTATTTAGATAATCTTAAGAATGAATTTCTTACAAGTAGAATTAAAGATCTTCTTTTAAAAAACGGATCCCGTTTAAAAACAGATTCTGCAACGAGAGTCCTTATGGAGATGCAGACTGAAATATCTAACCTTACAAGAATGACGGGCAATGTTCGAGATGTTGACCTTACAGATTTTGAAACTGCAGAAAAGCATTTTGAGTCTGTTCGTGAAAGATCTCTTGCCATGGGCGGTAGCCCAGGAATTAAGACGGGGTTTAAAGCCATTGACCTTGCTTACCCCACTGGAATGGCTCCAGGGCACCTTATAGTCATGATTGGATGGGCGGGTAGGGGTAAAACTTGGATGTCTTCTTATTTGGCTTGTAAGGCTTGGGAACAGGGTTTTAAGCCTATGATTATATCCCTTGAAATGTCTCCAGAAAATATGAGAGATCGTATTTATACTATGATGGGGTCGGGATTGTTTAAGGCTTCAGACTTTCAAAAGGGTATGGTAAATACAGATGATTTTCACACATGGGCATCAGACAAGTTTACAGATAAGCAAGGATTTATTCTTATATCAAATGAGGGTGCTGGTCAAGTAACTCCAAATACAGTACAGGCTAAAATTGATCAGTATAAGCCTGATCTAGTTATCCTTGATTATCATCAGTTATTTAATGATTCATCTGGAGCCAAATCAGAAGTAGAAAGAAATAGAAATATTTCTCGTGACTTTAAATTGCTTGCTGTCCGAAACGCTATTCCAATTATTGATATTACTGCTGCTACTATGGATGATGTATCGGATCAAGAATCTCCACCATTGCTTTCACAAGTTGCATGGTCCAAGGCTATTGAATACGATGCGGATATGGCGATGGCAATCCACAAACGACCAGATACAAATATCATGGAAATTGTAAGTAGAAAAAATCGTCATGGTACTGATTTTGCATTTTATCTAGATTGGGATCTTAATCGTGGTATAGTCCAAGAAATTTATGAAATGGACATTCCTCAGCTTTAAGTCTATGTAATAGCCTTACTGTCTAGTATAATTAGATAGACAGTAAGGCTAATATGTTAAAGAGAACTATCAGAGCATTTCTAATTGGCGGGGTTATCAAAGATGACTCGTCAATTGGCAATTCACGTTTAATGTATGAAAGAATATTATTACAAGATATGCGTGATAGAGGCTATGTTCCAGTTCTTGATTTAGAGCCACAGTTCTCAATTAAATATAATGAAAATAAAGACACGTATAGTTTTAATTTAGAAATGTTTGGTGTCTATGTTGGTAAAAAGAAAGCGCAAGAAATAGAAGGTTTTTCTGGGCAACAATTTTATAAAAGACATACCAAGCAAGTTATTAGTCCACCTCCTTCATTTACAGTAAACATCCCTCCCTACTTTGCAGTAGTATAGACAGGTAATATACATTTTTGATATAATGTAAAGATGTTAATGCAAAGATATGCTCCAGGACAAATTAAAGAAATACTTGAAGGCATTGGCATTAAGATTCAGAATCAATCCTCAACAAATTACTTTTGCTTTTGTCCATTTCATAATAACACTCACACGCCATCTTTTACTATTAGTAAAGAGACAGGTGCGTATATCTGCTTTAATCCTTCTTGTGATGTGAGGGGTGGCTTAGAAGATCTTATAATTCAAAAAGGATCTATGGGGCAGTTTGAAGCAGCAAGATTTCTTCGCATGCTACAAAAAAATCGTCCAGATACTTTTGATAAAGATCTTGAAGAGTTGTTTGATGAAAAGCCAGACTTTGTTGAGTTCCCGCAGGATACACTTGATGCATTGCACAGTGGTTTAAACGAAGAGTCTAGGAGTTACTTTAATGGTCGTGGCATTAACGATGAGTCTATTGATTATTTTTATTTGGGATATTCACAAAAACAAGGAATGGTAACTGTTCCGCTTCATAGTCCTACAGGTATGCCAGTAGGAATCATCGGCAGATCAATAGAGGGAAAGCGTTTTAAGAATAGCGACAACCTTCCAAGAAGTTTAACTATGTTTAATCTTCACAGGGCAAAGAAGGTAAGTCCAACAATTATTGTTTGTGAATCTTCTTTTGATGCTATTCGAATACATCAAGCTGGTTATCCAAATGTTGTAGCAACTTTGGGTGGCGGTATATCTAAGCAGAACATACATAATTTAAATAAATATTCGTCGTCAATCATCATAGCAACAGATGCTGACGAAGCGGGAAGAAAGCTTGGAATGGAAATTGTGGGTAAGCTTCCTAACAAAAGTATATCTTGGGCTTCATTTGATGATGGAGTCATATATCCAAATGGTGCAAAAGATGTGGGAGATCTCACAGATAAAGAAATAAAACAATGTATTAAAAATGCAATAACGCATTTTGAGTATATTAATTAATGGTATAATAGTACTACAGGGCATTCTATAGCCCCAAACACTTAGGAGAACATATATGGGAATCGTTACAGGCTTAGCAGCTATGAACAAAGCAATGGAACCAACACACACATCTTCAGATTCACAAAAGGGAAGATGGCTACAACTTAAAGACGGACAATCAGTAAAGATCCGTTTTCTTCAGGAGATTGATCCTGACTCAGCAAATTATAATAAAGAAGCAGGCCTAGGTATTGTAGGCATTGAACATACAAATCCAAGAGATTACAAGCGCAAGGCAGTTTGCACATTTGAAGACGAAGGTCAGTGCTTTGGTTGTGAGCAGCATCGCCGTGATCCGAAGGCTGGATGGAAGGCACGTCCACGTTTCTACGTAAACGTCCTTGTAGAAGATGGCAATGAAGATCCTTATGTTGCTATTTTGTCACAGGGAACTGGCGCAAAATCAGCTACACCAGAAATTGGATCTTATGCATCAGAGACTGGCAGCATTACAAACCTTGTATGGAAGTTAAAGCGCACAGGAGAAAAGACAGATACTAATTACAGTATCATCCCACTCCCAACTGCAGAAGTCAAGCCTCTTGATTTTTCAAAGTATGAGCTTTTTGATTTGCCAAAGACAGCTGTTAGAACAGTTGCATACGCTGATCAGGAAAACTTTTACATGGGCGTAGTATCAGACTCGTCTCAAGAATCAACCACGTCAACATCTGTTGAGTGGTAATCTAAACTAAACGGAGTATTGGTGAATTTCACACATTTACATGTGCACTCGCACTATTCACTTATGGATGGCTTGTGTTCCCCTGAAGAGTTATTGACTGCTGCAAAAAATGCGGGACAAACAGCAATGGCTATTACAGATCACGGAACACTGTCATCTCATAGAGAAATGCAAGTTGCAGCTAAAAAGCTGGGAATGAAGCCAATACTTGGTTTAGAAGCATATATATCAGCAACAGATCGCTTTGACAAGCGTGATATTAAAAAGCGTGATGATAATACACAGGTATTTAACCACATCATTTTACTTGCAAAAAATACTGAAGGTCTAAAGAATTTACAGAAGCTATCTGAAATTGCTTGGACAGAGGGTTATTACCGCAAGCCTAGAATTGACCTTGAAGTACTAGATGAGTACGGCAATGGTCTTATTGTTTTGTCTGGTTGCATGAATGGACTTATAGCAAAGGCTATCCAGCGCAATGATATGGATAAAGCTTTTGAATATGCCCGATGGTTTAAGAATAGATTTGGTGATGATTTCTATCTAGAGATGCAATCGCACAATGATAAAGAAATTAATGATGGACAAATTTTAATATCTAAAGATCTCGGCATCAAGATGGTTGCTACTGGTGACTGCCACTATGCAACAAAAGATCAAAAAGCTTTAGAAGAAGTTTTGTTAATCCTTTCAACTAAACCAAACCTTGCCGAAGGTGTTAACTATGAATCTGGTAAAAAGATCAAGGATGTTTTTGAAAGATTAAACCATCTTTATCCAGATCGTCCTATTTCATTTCAAGATATAAATGTTTATATCCAAAGTTTTAAAGAAATTTCATCTGATTTTGGCGATGGCTGGGATCAAAGTATATACAGCAATACTCAAGAAATTGCTAATAAGGTAGAAGAGTACGAGTTCCATCAGAACCTACAGTTACTACCTAACCCTAAAAAAGATGCACACAAGCAGTTAATTCAAATGTGTAATGACACATTAAAAGAAAAAGGATTAGAAAATGATCAATATAAAGAGAGACTGGAAGAAGAGCTTCAAGTCATCAAAGATAAAGAGTTTAGTAGTTATTTTCTTGTTGTTGGCGACATGGTACGTTGGGCTAAAGAAAACGAAATCATGGTTGGTCCAGGGCGAGGATCAGCAGCAGGATCGTTAGTCTGTTACCTGCTAGGAATAACAGAAGTAGATCCTATTAAGTATGATCTATTGTTCTTTAGATTTATTAACCCAGAACGTAATGACTTCCCCGATATTGATACAGATTTTATGGATCGCCGTCGTGGAGAAGTAAAAGAATTCTTGAGAAAGAAATTCAAGAATGTTGCCTCAATCTCCACCTATCAATATTTCAAAGATAAGGGTGTAGTTAGAGATGCGGGAAGAGTATTTGATGTACCGCTTGGAGAAATCAACAAAGCACTTAAGGGTGTAGAAACATTTGAAGAGTTTGAGTCTAATAAGAATGTAGACTGGTTTAAACAAAAGTATCCAGAAGTTTTAAAGTTTGCATCCGAACTGCGTGGTAGAATCCGTTCAGTTGGAATTCACGCTGCTGGAGTTGTAGTTGCTAAAGAACCTATTTCTAAGTACGCACCAATCGAATCTAGAAGCGACAAGGATGAAGATGTTTCAGGTCGTGTTCCAGTAGTTGCTTATGATATGGATCAGGCAGCAGATATTGGTCTTATTAAATTTGACGTTCTTGGTTTAAAAACATTATCAGTAATTCAAGATACAGTTAACATGGTTAAGGAAAGGCACAAGGTTTCAATTGATCTTAATGCGTTGCCCTTAGATGATAAGTTTGTATTTGATGATCTAACTGGTGGTTTTACAAAGGGTGTATTCCAAGCTGAAGCAACGCCGTACACAAACCTATTAATTAAAATGGGTGTTGATACATTTGAAGATCTAGTTGCATCAAACGCTCTTGTTAGACCAGGAGCTATGAATACTGTGGGTGCAGAGTATCTAGCACGTAAGCGTGGTGAGAAGATGGTGACTTACGTACATCCAATTATGAAGCCGTTTACAGAGCGTACATACGGAGTTATTATTTATCAGGAGCAGGTTATGCAGGCTTGCGTACACTTGGGCGGGATGTCATGGTCTGAGGCTGATAAAGTTAGAAAGATTATTGGTAAGAAGAAAGATGCAAAGGAATTTGATGTATTCAAAGATAAGTTCATCGAAGGGGCAAGAAGTTATATTTCTAAGGAAGATGCTGAGCATCTATGGCATGATTTTGAAGCTCATGCTGGTTATTCCTTTAACCGTTCTCACGCTGTTGCTTATTCTATGGTCAGCTATTGGACTGCTTGGCTTAAGCATTACTATCCAACTGAGTTTGTATTTGCGCTCCTTAAAAATGAAGGAAATAAAGATACCAGAACAGAATACCTCATCGAAGCTAAGCGATTGGGAATTAAGGTATTACTACCCCATGTAAATGAATCTGGATTAGATTTTACAATTCAAGGTAACTCAATTAGATTTGGTTTGTCAGATATTAAGTTTATTTCTGAAACCATTGGCAAAAAACTTATAAATGCTAGACCTTATAAATCTTATGCTCATCTTTTAGAAGTGGCACAGGAAAAGAAATCTGGTATTAATTCAAGAGCAATAGATTCATTAAATGCTATAGGGGCAGCAACTTTTGATGATAATCAGAGAACTGGCAAAGAATCTGAAAATTATTATGAGTATTTAAATATTCCAAAGTTTGATACTCGTGGAATAACAGCTCATATTAAATCTCAGGTGACTCCATTAGAAGAGTTCCTTGAAGAAGGAACGTTTATTCTTTGTGCAATGGTTAAATCCATTAAAAAGGGTAAGGGTTGGTCACGTGTAGAGCTGGTTGATGACACAGGAGCAATTGGTATTTTTCATAGCGAGAATACTCAAATTGAAACGGGAAATATGTATTTCTTCCTTGTTGGCGATAATAGAATTCATAGATATGTTACAATAGTGGATGTAGTGGAGAAAAAAGATGATCCGTTTATTAACTATTTACATACTAAGGAATTTGAGATTCCAGATAATAAGGACTCATATGTGGTTGACTTTACCCACTATCAAACAAAACAAAAAAAGATGATGGCCCACATCATATATTGCAATGGGCAAAAAGAGATGTTCCGTGTAATAGCTTTTCCAAAAGCTTATACGTTGGCATTAGGAAAGATGAAAGCAGGATCTTTCTGTTCCCCCGTTATTTCAGAATTGGATGACGGTACTAAATTCGTAAAGGATATAAAATGACAGATGAAACAACACAGTCAGCAGTAGAATCTACTATTGCAGATGCAGTAGAAGCACAGCCACAGCCATCAAATGATGGTGTCAACATTAGTGTTGAACAGATTTTAGCAGCCATTCTTAGTAAGACTGGGGAAGTTAATATTCCTCTAGATACTTTAGTTGCTAATTATGCAGACAAAACAATCGCAGTAAATCAACTTGAGGATAAGTCTGTAACATTCAATCTTGTTGACATTGCTTCAGTACCAGCTGAAGAGCTAGCAGAATAAAATATGACATTAGTAGCAGATAAGATACTAGCAAGTCTAGATCCAAAAACTAGACAAAGGATTCAGCTTGCTACAGATGTCAGTTCAGAAAGACAAAAAACTCCAAGTATTGGTTTAACTTTAGCTTTAAAGGGTGGTTTGGGGTTTGGCAGACAAGTTCTTATATGGGGAAATAAATCTGCTGGTAAATCTTCTTTCTGTTTGCAGATGATTGGTATGGCTCAAAAAGAAGGAAAGACTTGTGCTTGGATTGATGCTGAGTCTTCTTATGATCCAGCATGGGCAGCGGAATTAGGAGTAGATTCATCTTCCCTTATTTATTCTTCTGCAAAAAGTATTAATGATATGGTAGACGTTGCAACCCAACTTATGGCAGCAGGTGTTGATATAATTGTAGTTGATTCTATATCAGCGTTGCTACCAGCAATCTATTTTGAAAAAGATAGCAATGATCTTAAAAAGCTAGAAGATACCAAACAGATTGGTGCTGAGGCAAAGGATATGACACATGCAGTCAAAATGCTTAACTACGCAAATAAAAATACGCTACTCGTCCTTATTTCTCAGCAGAGAAACCAGTTTGGTACTATGCATGCGTCGCATATCCCGACTGGGGGCATGGCAGTTAAGTTTTTCTCCAGTACGATTGTTAAGCTTTGGTCTTCTGAAGCAGAAGCAAATGCTATTAAATCTGGAATCCAAGTTGGTGACAAGATTATTGAACAGAAGGTTGGCAGGCCAGTTAACTGGATCGTTGACTATAATAAACTTGGACCGATGGGCCAGAGCGGTCAATACGACTTTTACTATCAAGGAGATAACCTTGGCATTGACGCCATCGGAGAAGTTTTAGATTGCGCTGAAATGATGGGCAAAATTCAAAAAGGTGGCGCATGGTATACTATAGGTGAAGAAAGATTCCAAGGAAGAAATAAAGCTTTGGAGTATCTAAGAGAAAATCCCGATGTGGTAGAAAAGTTAAAAGAAGATATTTATGGGTAAGTTTAGTAATTTTGTAAGCAAAGATCAGCCAGGATGTGAAAAGATATTTGGTACTTACGGGTGTAAGTACTGCAAAGAAGATATGGATCACGCTTGGTGGGACAACAACAAAGCAATGTTTTTTTGGATATGCTCTCAAGGTCATAGATCAGAACATCAGTTAGGATAAAATGTCAGAGCGTGGAGAAGTAAAAAGAGATGGTGCTAAAGCGCAAAAAAATTCTGGACGTGGGGACTATCAAAAGGGAGATGCTACATGGCATGATTTTGTGGTTGACTATAAAGAATATTCAAAGTCCATCTCTATTAGCAAAGAAATTTGGGCAAAGATATGTACAGATACGTTCAAAGTTTCTAGAGAAAAATATCCAGTTCTTAAACTTATACTTGGTGAGACTGGTCAAAAAACAAGACTTGCAGTAATTGAATGGGCATTATTTGAGCAGATGGAGGAAGCATGGCGGAAACAACAATCTTAGAGCAGCTAAGTGCTGTAACGGAATTTAACGATCTTTCTGAGTATATGCAGGATAAAGATTTAGATGAAGCTATGTCTTTAATAATTAAACTAATTGCAAAGCCAGATGTTCCTTCAACCAAAGCTCCAGACTTAATTGTTAAACTTCAGGCTATAAGTTCTAAGTTTGCAATTCAAGCACGTTACTACACCACCTTTGAAAAAGGCGGGGAATCCTCTAAGAGGAAAAATGCATATTACACAGCAGCAGAAGCAGTAGATAAACTAGTTGATGCTTTAAAGTATTCAGCCAGATATGGGGTTTAATTGGCAAGCATAACAACACTGCAAATTCATAAGAAGCCAAATGGATTTGATACTAAAAGATTCATTGAAGAGTTTAATAATACTTATGAAAGTAAAGCAGGGTTTACTGAAAAGAAAACATTCTCTCCCAGCACTTTAGGCTATGGTCATGGCAAATGTGCTAGATATTGGTACATAGCATTTAGTGGTGCAGAGTTTGAAGACACTGCTGGTCCCGCTGCAAAGGCTGCTATGGAGAACGGTAACTTTGTTCACGACAGAATTCAGTCCAGGATGAGTAAAATGGCGGGTAATTACAAAGTAATTGCTCACGAAATAGATACTTGGCATGAAGATCCTCCTATCCATGGATATATGGATAGTCTTGTTCAAGATATTGAAAATGATCTTATGATTCCATTTGAAATTAAATCAGCTAAAGATGAACAATACTCTATTAAAAGATATGATCTAGAGCCGTCGGACAACCATAGAATTCAACTTTTAACATACATGAAAGTGTGGGGTTATAATCAGGGTGTTTTTGTTTATGAAAACAAAAATGATCAATCTTTGCTTCTTATAAACATTCAGATGAATGAAGAAAACCAAAAGCTTATTGATTATGTTTTTGATTGGCTTCGTGGTGTCTATGATATTTATTTGGCTGAAACATTGCCAAATAGAGCCTTTACTAAAACTCAAAGTGCTTGCAAGTATTGTCCAGTTAAAAAGGTTTGCTGGAAAGATATGAAAAATGATGAGGGAGAAGTTGAGTATCCCGCCATGGAGACATCTTTATGATATGTTCTAATAATGGTTGCGTAAATGAATTTAAGCCTAAGACACACAATCAGAAATATTGCTCAGACGAATGCTGCAAGATTGCTACTAATATTAAAATAAAAGAAAAGTATTACTATAAAAAAGCTAGACTTTCAGGAGAAAAGTTTACTTGCAAAACACGTGGGTGTAAGCAGGTATTAAATAGATTTACTACTGATGAAGTTTGTGAAGTATGCAAGGCTAAAGATAAAGAAAAAGAACGTCAGGGCTTATTGGATATGTTAAATGGAAAGTAGAGTTCTAGGTATAGACTCAAGCACAAATAGCATAGCTTTCTGCTTAATGTCAGGAAAGAAGCCAGTTAAATGGGGAGAGATTGTTTTTCATGGATCTAGTGTTTATGAAAGAATCTTAGATGCTAAACGCAAAGTCAGAGCATTAAAAAGTAAGTTAGATTATGATATAATATGTATAGAGGCTGCAGTTTCTGTTAAGTCTGTGGCTACTGGACTAAAGATGGCTTACATGTTTGGTACAATAATGGGGGAGTTGATGGACGATGATACAACAGTTATTGAAGTCCACCCACTTAAGTGGCAGGGCTACATCAACAATCCTAATTTTACAAAAGCTGAAAAAGAATCAGTCAAGAAAGATTTTCCAGGAAAAACAGAATCTTGGTATAAAAACAAAGTTAGAGAACTAAGGAAGCAAAAAACTATTGAGTTTGCTAAAACTCTAGGAGTTAATACTGATAACAATAACGTTACAGACTCAGTGGGTATTGCTTGGTGGGCAGTAAATGAAGCTATATGAAGCTATATGAATCTAAAGATTGGCTTTACAAACGTTATGTAGTTGAGCGTAAAGATATTGTTACACTTGCAAAAGAAGCTGGATGTAGCCATATGACAATAGTTAGATATTTAGAAAAATACGGGATACAAAAAAGAGGGAACAGATAGTGCCAGTTTATGAATATAACTGTGTAGAGTGTGAAGAAAAAATAGAAGTTACTAGATCATTTAGTGATCCTGAAGTTATTCCGCCATGTCAATCTTGCGGTTATAAGATGGTAAGAGTATATACGCCAGCTGGGATCCAATTTAAAGGTTCTGGCTTTTATAAAACAGATAATGGTAGATAAATGGATAATGTAATAGAACTTTCAGATCATTTTGAGCAAATGAATAAGGTTGTTGCTGAGTTTATTAAAGGCAACAATGTAAATCAGATTGCAAAATCATTCTCGTTAAAGCCTATGCAAGTAAATCAAATGCTATCAAATTGGCGTGATCTTATGCAGGGAGATAGCGGTATTCGTGAAAGAGCCAGAGAAGCTCTTGGTGCAGCGGACCAACATTACTCGATGATTATTAAAGAGGCTTGGAATACTGTAGAGCAAGCAGATGCTCAAGAAGCTTTAAATGTAAAAGCCCAATCCCTCAAGCTTATAGCGGATGTAGAAGGAAAAAGAATTGACATGCTACAAAAAGCTGGTGTGCTTGAAAAGAATGAGATGGCAGATCAGATACTTGAAACAGAACGCAAGCAAGAGATACTTGTAGGGATATTAAGAGATGTTACTTCATCTTGTCCTAACTGCAAGCAAGAAGTTGCCAGAAGGCTATCCTCCGCAACCAATCAGGTAGAGGTAATATCAGTTGACTGATTTTAGTGAATTTTTAGGTGCTCTTGAAGAAGATGCTTTTGAAGAAACCCCAGTAGAAATTGAGGAGTTTGTAACTTCAAAAGACTATCTTGCTTTGCCACCACTTTCACAATATCAATATCAAATGATCAAAGCATCAACTCAAATTTATAAAAAAGAAACATTAATTAAGTTATACGGAGAAGAAGATGGAGCAAAAAGATGGGGGCAAACTTGTAATGAAGTTATCTTCCAGCTGGGAAAAGGTTCTGGAAAAGACTATACTTCAACTATTGCGTGTTCGTATGTAGTTTATTTATTGCTTTGTCTTAAAGATCCAGCCAGATATTATGGCAAACCTCCAGGAGACTCCATTGATATTATTAACGTTGCGGTAAACGCTATACAGGCACAACAGGTTTTTTTTAAAGGTTTTAAAAACAGAATAACACGATGCCGTTGGTTTGATGGCAAATATGAAGCAAAGATGGGAAGTATTGCTTTTGACAAAGCAATTACCGTTCACTCTGGTCACTCTCAAAGAGAATCTTGGGAGGGTTACAACCTTTTATTTGCAGTGCTTGACGAAATTTCAGGTTTTGATTTAGATTCAACAAGCGGTAATGAACAATCTAAAACTGCTTCTGCAATCTATAAGATGTTTAGAGGATCTGTAGACTCTCGTTTTCCACAATTTGGAAAGGTAATTCTTCTTTCATTCCCACGTTTTAAAAATGATTATATTCAACAAAGATATAATGAAGTAGTTGCAGATAAAGAAGTTATAGTTCGTACACATACTTTTAAAGTAGATGAAGATTTACCAGAGGGGACTGAAGGTAATGAATTCTCAATTGAATGGGAAGAAGATCATATCCTTAACTATAATGTGCCTAGAGTATTTGCATTAAAGCGTCCCACATGGGAGATTAACCCAACAATTAAAATTGAAGATTTAGCTATGAACTTCTATTCAGATCCTATAGATGCCCTATCTCGTTTTGCATGTATGCCTCCTGAAGCTATTGATGCACTTTTCCATTCCCGTGAAAAAGTTGAAACTGCATTTAGCAATTTAAACATAGCCCTTGATGAAAATAATGCATTTAAAGAATGGTTTGTGCCAGATCCAGAAAAGTCATATTATATACACGTTGACTTAGCACAAAAGCATGACCATTGTGCAGTATCAATGGCACATGTAGATAAGTGGGTTACTATGAAACTATCTGGCGCATATACAGATGCACAACCATTTGTAGTTGTTGATGCAATCAGATATTGGACTCCTACTAAAGAAAAGTCTGTTGACTTTACAGATGTTAAGAACTATATAATTAGTTTAAAACAAAGAGGATTTAATATTCGTAGAGTTACATTTGACCGATGGAATTCTTTTGACATGATGGAGCAGTTAAAATCATACGGAATGAACTGTGAAGTCCTTTCTGTGGCTAAAAAACACTATGAAGATATGCTTTTATGCGTAATGGAAGAAAGATTAACTGGTCCTAGATTACCTTTAATTATTGATGAATTACTTGAATTAAGAATTGTTAAAAGGGATAAGGTTGATCACCCACGCAAAGGTTCTAAAGACCTTGCAGATGCTACTTGCGGTGCAATTTTTAATGCGATATCATTAACACCAAAGGGAGATGGAGAAATCCAAGTTTACTCCTATGATGCATTTGATGAAGAAGTGGTCGGGAGCCCATCAGATGTAAAGCAAGATAACACTATCAAAGCTCCAAATATCAGATATATGCCAGCAAGCCTAAAAGATTATCTTGGTATAGAAGATGAAGAACCAAATCCAGAAACTGGTTTTGTAGACAATTTTACAATATTGTAGGGATTATGAAACTTAAGTTACTGAAGAGTAATAAAACTAAGATTGATTATGAGTCTTTATATCATGATTCTCAGCAAAAATTAAGCTGGTATATTGAAGCCATAGAGACAAAACAAATACAATGTGATAGAATAGAATCTATTGCGGAAGACCTTCGCAAAGAAAATGCCAAGCTTAAAAAAGAGCTTGATGCCCTAAAGCAGGGAATGTTAGATTTGCCTAAACTATTAGGTAAAAACCTAGGAAAATAACCTACTAAAGAAAAGGAAAACAATGAACGTAACAAAGAAGATCGCTATTGCAGCAGCTGCAGCTCTTGCAATCGCAGGCATCTCAACTTCAGCACATGCAGCACCGCTTGCGGTAACTGTTGCTGGATCAACAAACACAACAACAGCGACTGCTCCAGTATCAGTAGCCGTCCCAGTATCAAATGTAATTGATTCATCAAATACCGTAGCACTTGCTGCTACAGCAGATACTGCAACATCAGTTTCATTTGTTGCATCAGGCGTAAAGCTTGTTTCAGCATTGAACACAACCCTTGCACCAGTTTCTGTTGCATCAGGCACATCATCAATTTCTGTAACATCAACAGGTGCTGCAGTGACAGTATATGCATACACAACTTCAACTTCTGTTGGATCAGTTACCATTACAAATGGTGCATATTCAACAATTGTTTACATTAAGGGTACAGCAGGCGTTGCAGCAAACGTTGCAGTCGCAGTCCCTTCAGCAACATCAGTCGGAACTATTCCAACAATTTCTGTTTCAGCAACAGACGTATTTGGAAACCCAGTTGCATCTGAGGCTGTTTCTGTAACTTTGATCGGTGCAACATTCTCTGATGCATCAATTACAAAGACCCTTACAACTGCTTCTGTAACATCTGCAGCAGGAGTAACTCCAGTCACAGTACTAGGATCAGCAACAGGAACACTTGCTACAGCAGTAGCGGGATCAGTGACCGTAGTTGCAACAGATGCTTCAATCGCAGCAACTGCAACAGGTCTTCCTGCAGCAGTCAAGTCAGCAATTGCAACATTTAATGTATCTGATCTTGGTGCACAGATTGTTGCATTGAATGCACAGCTTGCAGCAGCAAATTCTGCAAAGGCTAGTTCAGATGCTGCACTTGCAGCAGAAAAGGTGGCACATGCTAATGACCTTGCAGCCCTTACAGCAGAAAAAGCAGGACGTGCAGCCGATAAGGTAGCATCAGATAAGGCATCAGCAGATGCAAAGTCTGCCCTAGATGCTGCTACAACTGCCCTTACACTCGAGAAGGCAACACATGCTTCTGACCTTGCTACTCTTAATAAGGCTTATCTTGCACTAGTTGCTAAGTATAACGCTCAGGCTAAGAAGTACAAGTTTGCAGCAGTTAAGTAAATAATACAACCTTGGGGGCGGAACTTAATTGTTCCGCCCTTTTGGTATAATAGGAGGTAGAATGAATACACAAATATGGTCATGGGCTTTATCAGCAATCGGAGTTGTTGGTATATATCTTACTGGACGTAAAAATTGGCGGGGATACGCAGTCGGTATCTGTACAGAATGTGCTTGGGTAGCATATAGTATTCAAACTAAACAGTGGGGCTTTATATTTGGCTCCACAATTTATATTTCTGTATATTTATTTAATATTAATAAGTGGATATCAGAAGCTAAATCGTTTAAAAATAAAATTAAAGTGAATGTATTTCACACGAAAGAGGTAAAATAATGGCATCAAGACCAGTTCCACCAGTAACAGTACATCCACAAGGATCTGCTGCAAGATTTTTAGAAGTAGCAATGTCGCAAGTTGGCGTTGTTGAAGGACCAAAAGATAACGAAACAGATTATGGCAAGTTTACAGGACATGACGGACAGGCATGGTGCGGAAGTTTCATGAACTGGTGCGCCCACCAGTCGGGCGTAACAATCCCAAATGTTGTTTATACACCAGCAGGGTATGCTGCTTTCAAAACAGCAGGAGAAATTATTGATCCCAATACTGGCACCCCGCAACCAGGAGATTTAATCTTCTTCTCGTTTATTCCACATGCATTGCCAACAAGTCCAGTACAGCATGTAGGTGTTGTTCTGCACAATAATGGAGACGGTACAATTACAACTGTAGAAGGAAATACATCTCCAGATCATAAGCCTTCAGGAAGCCCTGATAATGGTGGAGAAGTATGTTCTAATGTTCGTGGTTACAGAGTAAATAATGGAAAACACCTATGGGCAACTGTTGTTGGCTTTGGTCGTCCAAAGTATTCAGCATAAATAACTAATTAAGTAGTCATTCTGGTATAATAGCCATGTAGACGCTTCTACGTGGAGGTCTAAATGACCAGAAAGATTAAATTTATAATAGCAGCCTTGTTTATAACAGGGTTGCTATTTCTTTTCCCGTCTAATAAAGCACATGCCGATGATGCACCCGTTGCCACAGATACTTCCCAACCCGTCTCAGATATTCCAATTGCTATAACAGATACTTCAACAGTAAATGCTGTTATTGATACATCAACTGTTACAGTTGCTGTTATAGAAAATAAAATTAATGCAGCCATTTCAAGCCTTCAA